AAAATAAAAAACTTCCCGGTCCCTGTTCTGATCGTCAGTTAATGTACATGACTTCTGAAGCTGATGTTACGCTTTTTGGCGGTGCGGCAGGTTCCGGTAAGTCTGAAATTGGCGTTATCGATTTTCTAAAATACACAGATACACCTAACTTCATTGGTGTAATGACTCGTCGAACTACCCCACAACTTACAGGTCCGGGTGGCTTGCTTACTAAATGTAAGCGATTGTTCGGTATGGCTTATAGCCCTGATGAGTTTACGTGGAGAGCTAAAGACGGGAAATTTGTATTCCATAAGTCCGGTGCAGAAATCTATTTAAAGCACTTCGAAAACGATGATGCTGATGTTAACTGGCAAGGTTCCGAAGCTAACTTATTCTATGTAGATGAAGGAACACAATTTACCCAGCATATGATTCAGTATATTCAGTCTCGTATGCGAAACCCAAGTTGCCCGGAAGTTAGACCACACTTAAAGATTACGTGTAACCCTGATGCAGACCATTTCTTAAGAAAGTGGGTTGAGCCATATCTTAACGAAGATGGTACACCAGATAGAAGTAAAGACGGTACGTTACGTTACTTCAGCTTCCAAGAAGGTGACTTCGTTTGGGGTGATACTAAAGAAGAGCTATTAGCCAACTACGGTATTCCTGAAGAGTTCGCACTTAGCTTCACTTTCATCTCTGCAACTGTTCGTGATAATCCGATTGTTCAGAAGATTAACCCAAAATACGTAGCAAACCTTATGGGTTTGAAGGGCGTTGAACGGGCAAGACTTCTAGACGGTAATTGGTATGTTCGTGAAAGCGCTTCTGGTTATTTCAAACGGGAGTGGTTAACAACTGTCAATCTATGGGACCAAGATATTGTTTCATATGTAAGAGCATGGGATATAGCCGGAACACTACCTTCTGATGTAAACCCGAATCCTGACTGGACGGCTGGTGTATTAATGGCGAAAACGAAAGCCGGAAGATACATCATAGTTGACGTAGTTAGATTCAGGGCGAGATTTGGCGAGGTAATGCAGAACATTATAAGTACTGCTAAATCCGACCCTCCCGGTACAAAAATCATTCTCCCCCAAGAACCGGGACAAGCCGGTAAGTCTTCCGGGCAGATGATGATTAAAGAGCTTATTGAAGAAGGCTTCTACGCAAAGATGCGGCCTACTAATAAGTCGAAAATTGTTCGATTCCAGCCTTTTGCCGCTGCTTCTGAAGCTGAACTTATTGATTATGTTGAAGGCGAGTGGAACGACGATTACTTCTTCGAGCTTGAAGGCTTTACTGGTAGCAAAAAAGATAAAGACGATCAAGTAGACGCTACTAGTGATGCTTTTATAGAGCTAGCTCAAGATCGAAGACTTCCCGCGTTTGCTGTTCCAATCCAAACTCAATCCAATGCTTTCAAAATAAAATAATAATAAGAAGGACAAATGGCTGAAACACTTCAATTACAAGCAGGCAATCAGCCGGTTCCGAAAATCCCGGTAGGTGAAACAGGTACTATCGGTTTAAAAGAAATTAACGGTGTCATTTTAGAAGAGTCTCGAAGAGACCTTCAATTTCCTATGGCGGCAAAGACATTTAAAAAGATGGGTAATGACGCAATCATTGCCTCTGGTCTGAGCCTCTTCGAAGTGATGATTAGCCGTACAAATTGGGTTGTTAAAGAACCCCCTAGCGCTTCGGAACTGTGCAAGAAACAAGCTCAATATTTACGCCAGTGCCAAGATGATATGGAGCATAGTTGGTACTCATTCATCAAAGAAGCAGTATCGTTTTATACATACGGTTTCTCAGTACATGAAATTGTACTTCGTAAACGTCGCCACAAAGACGGAAGTAAATACGACGATAACCTCTATGGTATTCGTAAACTTCCTATCCGCTCTCAAGACACAATCGAACGTTGGGAGTTTAGCGAAGACGGACGTGAACTGAAAGGCGTATGGCAAGACCCTAACTTAATCGTAGATTTCTTCAACTCTTACTACTGGACTTCAGGAAAGAGTGCAGATAAGAAACTCGATAAGAAATTCCTAAGACGTAATAAGTTCTTACTTTTTACTGCGGATAGTACTCGTGGAAACCCGCAAGGTAAGTCTCCACTACTTAAGTGCTATTACGCATGGAAATATCGTACTGCAATCGAAGAGCAAGAGGCCATTGGCGTCACTCGTGATTTAGGCGGTATTCCTCGTTTCAAGATTCCCTCTCGCTACTTAGCAAATGATGCTAGCGAAGAAGAAAAAGCTACCACAAAGGCTTATACAGAGATTGGTAAAAACATTCAATCTAATGAACAAGCCTATGTAATTGTTCCATCAGACCGCGACGAGTCAGGCGAACTTATGTTCGACTTCGATCTTATTAGCTCAACAGGAGCTAAGCAGTACGATACAGGAGCAATTATCTCTCGCTACAACAACACAATCCTACAGGCACTATGGGCTGATGTTCTGCAAATGGGACAGAGCGGTGTAGGTAGTTATTCCTTATCCGATACTAAGACAAGTCTTGTGACAATGGCTGTTCAAGATAAGTTAATCGGAATGAGAGAAACACTTAAAGAACTCCGTGACACTTTGTTTAGGCAGAACGGATGGTCACTCGAAGGCGATTTGCCTTATTGGGATTTCGAAGAATTGGAATCTCAAGATTTGGATGCACTATCTAAAGCAGTTCAACGAATTGTTGCAGTCGGTGCTGTTGAAGTTGACCGTGAAATTCTGAACATCACACGAACTGCATTGGGCGCTAAGCCTATTGATGCTGAAGAAGAGCCGCGAACTCAATATCTGCCAGCAAAAGAAAGTAAATCCGGTGCTGGTATGGAAAGCGGTCTGCCTTCCGGTACAGGTGACGCTACCGGGAATAGTGGCAACTCCTCCACATCAAATAAAGAGAACACATAAATATGGATAAAGCGGTAAAACTCTATGAACTGCTAGAGAAGTTCTTTGGTGGTTCTAAAGCAGAAGTAGAGCCGGTTGTAGAAGTTACTAAAGCACTAGATGAAGAGCAACGTAGAGCGTTGTTTGTTGTACTAGAACCTGATGTATTCGATCTACACGGCGATACATATTCTGCTGAAGACGTAGAAAAAGCCTGCATTAGTTTCAATACACACTGCATGAAAGCAAATCTGTTTCATCAAGTAGAAACAGAGAAAGCAAAGATTGAACAATCATTCATTTCCCCTGCTGATTTTAACCTAGATGATGGTCGCACTATCAAAAAAGGTACATGGCTTCAATGGTGGCATTTCCCTGAAGGAGATGAAGTTAGCGAAGAGCTTTGGCAGGGTGTTAAAGAAGAAGAAATTGTCGGTGTAAGTGTTGGCTGTAGGGCAACAGTTGAGGATTTAATTAATGTCTGAAAAGAAACGTCGCCTCTCCAACTTTAATTTCGAAGTTGAAGGCGCTCATGTTGCTCTAGTCAGTAAGAAGCAAGGCGGACCGGCTAACGGTATTACCACTTTAATTACTAAGAGCACTAAAAATATTAGCGAAGAGCAAGTAGCTAAAGCAACTAAAGTTGAAGTAACTCTTTCTATTACAGATTTTCTAACTAAGTTCTTCGGCATTTGGTACGAAGATGCAGTAGTTCTTGCAAAGATTATGGGGCTTGATACCGAACCTGATCCTGTTGAATCGGATGGTGATTGGTACGAGAACTACATTAACGAACGTGTTAGTGCAGTTACTTTGATGAAGTCTCTTGTTATGGATAAGACGGAAGCTGAAATTAACAAATCAATCGCCTCCCTTACTCCTGATGAATTCCTTTCGATTCTGGAAGTTCAAAAACAGTTCGAAAGTAACTTGTCCTCTGTTGAGGGCGTAAACATGGCGAAAGCTGCAAATACACCTTCTACGGAAGATAATAATAATAAGGTTAACCAAATGAGTGATTTTGTCACTAAAGCTGTACACGATGAAGCAGTAACTAAAGCAGTTGAAGAAGCTATTGCTAAAGCTAAAGCAGAACAAGAGCAAGCTCTTATTGCTAAGCAAGCTGAACTAGAAGCAGCACTTGAGATTGTTAAGGCTGCACAAGAGAAAGAAAAAGCAGATATCGAAAAAGGCCGTAAGGCTGCTTTGAAAGAAGCCGGTGTTGCTGATGAGAAACTAGAAGAACTTCACAAGAGTATGCAAGCACTAGATGACGCTGCTTTTGCGATGGTTGTAAAGGCGATGGAAGTCAAAGAGAAAGCTCTTGCTGAATCTGACCTGATGAAAGAAGTAGGTGTTAGCGGTCAAGGTGCTGAGCCTGAAGAAGTTGACGGTGTTGTTGCTCTGACTAAATCTCTCGAACAAAAGTACGCTCCAAAACAATAATAATAAGAATAGGTAAATAAACAAATGTCATCTCTTGTAACTCTTGAAAACCGTACACTAGGCGAACTGGTAATGTACGAAAATCGTCCTGACGTAGCTCTGTGTCGTGACGAAGTAATCGTTAACGTTGCTGCCGACACCACTCTGATGTTGGGTGCTGTTTTGGCGAAAGGCGCTACTGCTACTGCATTCGCTCCTGCTGTTGCTGCTGACCTAGTTGCCGGTACTGCTTTTGCAATTGTATTAGGCGATAAGTACAACCACGCCGAGAAAGTTTTTGTTCCGAAAGCTACAGATACTAAGATTCTTTCTTATGTTCGTGGTCCTCTGCAACTTTCCGATTTCCTGATTAAGAAAGTTAACACTTCTCTTACTGCTGCTCAAATCGAAACTCTGAAAACTCTTCTGAAAGCCCAAGGCATCGAAGTAGTAGTTGCCGTCTAATAACAATAAAAAATAATAATAATAACAGGATAATAATAAAAATGACTGATATTTTAATCAGCAAAGCTCTAGCTTTTGATCCGGCTAACGCTGCCCGTCGCATTGAAATTACTGCTCCGATTAACGTAATTCCTAACCAGTATTTCCTTTGTGATCAACTTGGTATCTTTGAAGATGTATTCCTTCAAAGCAAGAATGCGATGATTCCTGTCTTCACTGACGTTGTTAACGTTCTAGAAGATTATAACTGGGGCGATAAAACTCAAACCCTGAAAGACAAAACCAAGCAGTACACGCAAATCGCAGTACCGCACTTCCCTGCTTCCTATGCGATTACTCCGCAGGACGTAGAAGGTATTGCTGAGTGGTCACAGATTTATGCCGGTAACGATCTGGAATCGGTTGAGAATCTGCGTACTAAGAAGTTGGAGCGTGCTCGTCGTGCTCACGCATGGGTTCGTGAAGTTTCCCGTATGCACCTAATCACTACTGGTTCTGTTTACGCTCCTCGTGGCACAGTTTCCCAAAACTTCTACGATGTGTTCGGTGTTAAGCGGACTGAAGTAGAAGTTGATTTGGTTAACTCCACCAATCCGGGCGCTATGGTTGATCAAGTTGTTGCAGCTCTGCAAGACAATCTGCAATCTGGTGAAGTCGTTAGCCGCGTTATCGCTCTGTGTTCCCCGGCTTACTTCCACGCGCTAATCAGCAATGCTTATGTAACTGATATCCTGAAAGCTCAGCTTGCAGGCGGTGTACGTAACCTGCTGTTGGACCGTGTAACTGGTCAGTTCGGTGTTCTGTATCGTTCGTTCGAATTCCAAGGCGTAACTTTCTATGAAGTTCGTCCGCAAGCGAATTACACTTTCATCCCTGCTGGTGACGCATACTTCCTGCCGCTGGGTGTTGATGATCTGTTCAAAACTTACTACGCAACTGCTAATAAGTTCTCTTCGATCAACAAAACGGCTCAGGCTTCTTACGCTTGGGAATACCGTGATCCGAAAGACGAGATTATTGAAGTTGAGACCGAAACTAACTTGCTGAACTTCGTAAGTCGTCCGCAAGAAATCGTTCGTTCTTACCTCTTGAAGAAGTAATACGGATATGGGGAATCTTCGGGTTCCCCTTTTTCATCTCTAAAGCTTTATAAGGATTACAAATGCCTTACTCTAATAGTCCCGCAACTTCTGCTACTGATAGAGTGCGGCTAACAGTTGGTGACGTTTTCGCTGACTTTGAAATACTGGATGACAATACATACCAGTACCTAATTGATAAGAACAAGAAAAATGAACGCCTAGCGGCTGTTGATGCAGCTAAGGTACTAAAATTTCAGATTGCACAATATCCTCATCGTGAAACTGCCGGTGAAATGGAAGAGTGGAATCAGTTTGCACAACTTTATACAAAAGCTCTTGATGCAGTAATTAGCGGCACTGATGGAAGCATAAATGCAATTCCTCTTGCCGGTGGTACTTCAAGAGAAGAACTACGCCAAAGTCATTATAACCGTGACCGCGTAGGTTTAGGACTTCCGCACTTATCACGTTGCCCTTATCGTCACTATGTTTGGAACCGCGACGAATTGTTTGATATGTGAGGTATACATTGTCTTTAAAGATAGATACCTCAATTTGGGAAAAACTTAAAGAAAACATCCCGCAAAAGACCAATACAAAATTAGAAGTCGGATTCTTTGAGGATGCTGTATATGGTCCTGAGAATGGGAATCTTCCAGTAGCGACAGTCGCTAAGTGGATGAATGATGGTCACGATAAAGATTATCCAGCACGACCATTTATGACAGATGGTTTCAAAAGTGAAGTAAGGGTTAATCGTCGAGTACAAAGACAACTGAAAGAAAGTGCTAAACGTATTCTCGAAGGCACTTCAACAGAAACAGAAGAACTCTCCCAGCTTGGACCACAATTCAAGCGTATGTTGCGTCGAATAATTATTGATTGGAGTGAACCTCCAAACTCAAACAAAACTATTGAAGAGAAAGGTCGTAACGATCCTCTAGTCGATACGGGACATATGAGAGATTCCGTAGATTGGAAAATATATAAAAAGAATGATTAAAAGCAGACCTAAGTTCTTCAGAATCGGTACTGTCCAACTACCTATCTTCCGTAAGTCTTCAGACGGCTATTACTCTGATGGTGAATGGGTAGAAGCTGATGCAGACCAAACATTAACAATAAAAGCTAACGTACAACCTCTCAAATATTCCGAGACAAAAATGTTTCCTGAAAGCTTACGCACTAAGAAGTGGATGAAGCTGATTACAGAGGAAGAAGTAAGGGAAGACAGAGAAGGTAATAACGGTTGGGAAGCTGATGAGTTCGAGTGGCAAGGCGATAGATTCAAAGTTATGCAAGTCAGAAACTTTGCAATGGGCAACTTAGACCACTACTCATCCCTAGCGGTACGTATAGAGCTTACTCCTAACTGAGAGGCTGTATGAGTATATATTCTGATTTGCGTACAGCAATCAGGAGCGGTACGTGTGAAGTATTAAGAGATTTCTTCCCTAATCCTAAAACTGCTCCTGTTATTTTCTCTAACTCTAACGGTAAAGAACCTGCTGAGACATATGCAGTAATTGAGATTAGAGATATAGACCAACTATCCCAATCCTACCGATCTACATTATCAAATAAGGCAAACGAACTAACCATACAATCTATGTATGAGGTTGATGTTCGTTTCACATTCATTGGTAGTGGTAGCGGAGATATTGCATATAGTTTCCAAAACAGAGTTGGAAACACTCCTGCTTCGAGTGAAACATATAGAAAGAACAAGTTGGGATTTATGCGGAAAAATAATATTACCCATATACCCCAAAAAAGAGAAACACAGTGGATTGATAGTCATAACATTACTGTTACGTTCTCCTACCTAGTCAATACACAACAAATTGTTGATGTTATTGATTCCGTTGAACTCACTGATGAGCTTACCGGAAAGATTTATACCTTTGATTTGACACACTAAATAATAACAATAACAGGATAATAATAAAAATGGCAGAATTAGACAGTATTGTAAGTATTACAATCTCTCGTGAATCTACCGCTGTCGGTACAGCCGCTTTCAATATTCCATTGATTCTTGCTGAAACTACTAAGTTCACTGAACGTACTCGTATTTATTCAGACCTTGATGCGGTTGAAGCAGACTTTGCCAGTTCTGATGTAGTACACAAACTTGCTACACAACTCTTCGGTCAGAAGCTTAACGGTTCCGTCCCTCCTGAGATTATCGTCGGACGTAAAGAAGCTGCTGAATCATGGGTAGACGCTCTAGCTGCTGTAAACAGCTCAAATAGTAAGTGGTATGCCCTTGTTGCTGCTACACACGATGCTGCTGCTCAAGAAGCTCTGAGTGACGCTGTAGGTGCTCGTCGTAGAATCATGGGCATTAGCTCGCAAGAGAAGGCTTGTATCACTACTGCAAATACAGATATCGGTGCGAAGCTGAAAGCCAAGAGTGCAGGCCGGACATTTGGTGTTTATCTGCCTACGGCTGATGCTGAATATCCCGAGGCTGTGTGGATTGGTAGCCAACTTGGTTATACGCCGGGTTCGAACGATTGGGACTTCAAACGCGGCACTGGTGCTACTGTTTCCTTCATAGACGACACTGCACGCACTAACCTTCGTTCTAAGAACTGGAACATGTATACGGAAGTCGGTGGAGTTAATGTATTCCAAGACGGGAATATGTTTGATGGTACTCCTATTGACGAAGTAATTGGTATTGACTGGCTATATGCTCGTCTGCAAGAACAAATCTTCGGTCGTTATATCAATAGTTTGAAAATCGATATGACAGAAGACGGTCTAGTAATTATCGAAAATGAAATCCGTGCTGTTTTAGCTACTGCTGAAGCCAACAAACTGATTGCTAAGGGTTGGACAGTTAGCGTACCTACTTTGGCTCAAATCGGCATGAACAACCGTGCTAAGCGTATCGCTACTGGCTTTAAGTTCAAAGCTCGTCTTGCTGGCAGTATGCGTAAAGTTGGTATTGAAGGAACACTTACCGTTTAATCAGACGGGCATTCACAATAATAAAAATAGGAACATAACTAATGTCCGATGCACTTTTAGGTACATACAGTCCCGAGGCTGTAGTGCTTGTACTCTCTAATAGCGAGTTCGTTCATACAGTTTCAGGTTTTGCTGATGGTACTTTCATTACTGTAACTCGTCAAACTCCTGCTTCTGAATTATATGTCGGTGCTGATCTGTCAGCCGGTCGTGTTAAGCGACGTAACAAATCAAGCAATATCGATGTAACTCTTCACCAGTTTAGCCCATCGAATACAGTTCTTCAGGCTATTCAACGGGCAGACGAAGAAGATAACGGTAACAAGTATGTGTTTGCTATGACTCTTAAAGATTTGTCTGGTCAGACACTTTTCTCTGCAAGTCAAGCGTTCATCGCTAAAGTTCCTGACACTACTTTCGCTACCACTGCTGAAACACGTGCTTGGACTATCTCCGCAGTTAGCCTCCAATCTACAGTAGGCGGTAACACTCCGATGGACGAAGCCGCAGTAAGCGTATTGTCTGTACTTGGTGTTGACGTAGATGAAAAATGGAAGGCGTAAACCTCCTGTAAATAGAGGGGCGTAAGCCCCTCCTCTTAAAAGGAGAGAGTATGACTACTTTAGCAACATATATTCCCGAGCAAGTAACCTGCCTTGTAGCAGGTATGTTAAAAGTACAAGGGTTTATTGACGGTAAGTTCATTGAAATCTCCAAAGATGTACAGCCTTATAAATCTGTACGTACTCCTGATGGAACTATCGCAAGACTCTACGACAAAGATTCAAGCTATACCATAAGCATTACCATTTATAGTGGTAGCTCTAGTAACGACTTTCTAACTAAGCTCTGGCAACTAGACGAAATTACCCAAGCTGCAAAATTCCCTTTGCTCATTAAAGACAATAGCGGAACAGATTTATTTTTCTCTGCAACAACATGGATTACAGATATTCCAGCGATTGTTAAGAGTAACGAATTTGAAAGCCGTACATGGATACTTAAAAGCTCTCAGGCGACTATCAATGTCGGTAGTAATGAAACTGCTTCTGGTCTCATTACTGATCTAACAAACATGGCTACATCTGTCATGCCTTCTTTAAATGGTATCTTCTCCAATGGCTAACGCAAACACAATTAACACATACTCTCCTAGCGATGTGAAGTTGGTCATTAGTGGATACACACTTACAGGCTGGGACAAAATAACAATCGCAAGAAGTTCTCAAGTATTTAGACCAATACGCGGCATTAGAGGAAAACATGCTCGTGCTGAGACTCTAGACTCTTCTGCAAATCTTGCAATCTCATTAGTACAAACATCCCTTAGTAACTTGGTACTCTCATCGATCTTAGAAGCTGATAGTTCCAACGGTACTGCAAGACTAGATTTACTGCTTAAAGATAATTCAGGAAACAGTAGGTTTCAATCAAGTGAAGCTTATATTGTCGGCTACCCCGAAACATCTTTCTCAGGCGGTTTTGAATATCGTACTTGGCGGTTCTTCTGTCAGACAACTACAGACTTCGTAGTTGGTGATAACGTCAGACCGAGTACAGGTGTATTCGACAGTATTGTTAATGGGATATCTCGCACTACAAGCTCCATTATAGATACTGCTAGCAGTATCTTTAAATAAGAATAATAAAAATTGAGGATTAAAAATGGCTAAAATTCAAGTTCTACCCCAAGAGACAATTACAGTTGGTGAAGACGAATATCTGATTACTGCATTGGGTGCTACTGATGCTTTGGTTCTGCAAGAAGAACTGTTGGAATCCGATTTCAAACTCTCGAATGAAACTCTGAAAAAACTTATTTGCGGTACTGTCTCCAAAGACAATAAGCAGATTACTCCTGCATCGTTTGACATTATCTTTGCCCGTCGCACTCGTCATTTGAATAAGCTTGCTCAAGAGGTAGTTAAATACAACTTTGAAGATGTTTTTACCGAAAGCGGTACAGACGAGACAGAGTAAATCCTGACGCTGTACCAACTGTCTCAACGGCAGAAAAGAAAGTACAAGAAGAGTTTTCTCAAAACTGGATGCTGTACAGAGTAGCAACACATGAGTTAGGCGGTATCCATCTTCTCTCAGACATGCGAACCAAATATACGATATCTGATTTGTACGACATGATTGAAGTCATGGATGCACACGATACATACAAAGAATCTGCCCGAAAGAGGGCTATCGAAGAAAATAAAAATAATAAGTAAGGCGTCTGACTCATGACACAAATCGCTAAATATACGGTATCAGTCGGCTATGAGATTAACAAAGCTGAAGTAGCTAAAGTCGATGCTGCTCTTAAACAATTACAAGCTAAGCTAAAGAAAGCCGCTGATAACCTGAAGATTCCTTCGTTAAAGATTCAGCGGTTTAGTGTAGATAATAAGGCTCTAAAGACGGCTGTAGAGGCTTCGACAAAGAAGCTCTCTGAAACATTAACAGTCCACGTCAAGAATTTCAAAGTAGATCAAAAGCAGGTTAAAGGAACCGTAGAGCACGCTCTTAATTCTGCTTCACGTGAGTTGTCGTTCAAAGTCGGTCGCTTCACGGCAGACTACAGAGACCTTCAAAGAGCGCTCAAGATTGCTCTTGCTGGTGTTGGCTCTTCCGCGACACTGAAACTTGGGCATGTGCGTATAGATCAACGCGAATTCAATGCCCACATCGGCCATGCATTAGACGTAGCTAGCCGTGCTACGGTTTTTGAGTTAGCTAAGTTCAAGGTTAATCAGGGTGCTTTAAATGCTGCCCTACGCGCAAACAACAGACTTGGTATAGGTGGTGGGATTGGCGGAATCTCCGGTGCCGAATGGGACCGTAGACGTAAGCTAGAGAACCTAGATAGGGAAAAGCAATCCGCGATGTTTGCGGAGCGTCAGAAGGCACAGTTTGCACATGCAGAACGGATGCTCAAGCTACGTAGCGAGAAATCAGCTCAAAGGGCTGCTCACAGTTTAGGTAGTCATGGTGGTTTATTTGGTGGTGGTTTCTACCATAAAGCTGTTGCTCTGGCACTAGGTGGTTACGGACTATCTGAGCTTAACAAGAAGAATCAGGAAGTACAGTCTGCACGCTTAACATCTCAAGCGGTAGCTGATGCTGCCGGTCATGGCGTCCAGACAGGGAATGACAACTTTAATTGGTTGAAGAAGCAAGGTGATCGAATCGGTTTCAACTACCTTGATAACGCAAATGACTTCAACACGTTCATGTCCAACTCTTATGGTGTAGGTAACACTACCCAACAGAGTCTGAAAGAGTTTTCTGCATTGTCGGAATACTCTCGTGTAATGCACGTAAGTTCAGCGAGACAGAAGCTTGTTTATAACGCAATTTCGCAGATGTACGGTAAGCAGAAAGTACAAGCTGAAGAACTTACTAAACAGCTAGCAAACAGTTTGCCGGGAGCAAAAGATATTTTCGCTCTAGCTTGGCAACGGTACTTAGCAAAATCCGGTAAGGGTGGCGGTAAAGTCGGTGCGGAAGCAGCTAAAGAATTAGCAGATGCGATGCAGAAAGGCAACGTAATGACTAAAGACATTATGCCTCATGTTGCCGATATTATGCATGAGCGTTCCAAAGGGACGTTAGAACATGCTGCACATACCTCACAATCTGAAGAGGCTCGCTTTCAGAACGCACTTAGCGATATGTCAGAGTTTGCTAGTTCTCGTGGTGTCGAAGAGGGTTTTGCCCGTATATTTAGAACACTAAATGCTTCGGTACGCGAATCAGGTCCACAAGTAGAGTGGTTGGCTAATGCATTTAATGAAACCACTAAGTACGCTGAAGATGCCTTACTAAGTTTCCAATCTATTCAACGTTTCTTCCAAGGACGTGATAGTTATCTTGGCGATAAGTTATTTCCTACTGAAGAAGATAAGCAAAAAGCTTTCGAATTCCTAGAGAACTTTAAAGGAAGTTTAGAAGAGATTAAAGGATTGGTCGGCAATATTAAGACTGGCTGGTCTGAGCTTCTTGATATTTTCGATAAGAATACCGTTATGGAAAAGATGAACCAAGTTCTCTCTTCTATCCGCAACGGTGCAGGAGCTATGAACGCTTTTGTAGAAGGTAGGTATAAAGACGCGGGAGACATGGCTGTAGCTGGTGGTAAACACTACATCAACTACATAACCAGTTATGGTAGGGGCGGTGCTAACGCCGTAATGGGTTCTGCACCGTTTAAGAGTGGTCTGGAATGGTTCAATAGTCGCCTCAGCAAATCTACACCATTTGCAGGCAAGGAGATTGAAGGTACTAGGATAATTACCGATCCTGTCTTAAATGCTCCCTTCGACATGAACACTGGTAACGATAAGACTCTAGCTGACAACGCTTTTGCGGCTAGGTTAGATCGTGAAGCCATTGAAGCTAGACGCCGATACACAGCCAAAGGCTCTACCGAAAGCTCGATGAGATTGTATGCGCCTGATGGTGGCAATCCTGCTCCTGCTCCGGTAGGACTAACTTCTCAAGACATGCTTACCCTGTATGGCTCTTTGAATCAATACCAAATTGCTCCGCAACCGGGAGAGATGAAGATCAATGTAGATGTTAGTGCTCATATCACATCAGAGAACTTTGACGGATTTAAGGCACAGTTTGAACAGCATCTTGGCGATATCTTCTCTAAAGCAATTCTCCAATCAGTACCAAAAGGAAGTTAAATATGTCGTTAGCCTTACGTTGGGGCGATGAAACAACGGGAGGCTTTCTTTATTTCGATGCTGTAACTAACTACACACAATCATATACGGGACAAGTAACTAAACATCCAATAGATGCAGGTGGTTCTATTACGGACCACTTCTTCAAGGACAATCCTAAGTTTACAGTTTCCGGTGTTATGACAGGTGCGGACATTACTCACGGCTCGTATCTAATCGCTGATGAAGAAGGCCGGTCCCCTACCAATATCAATAAGCCTACTCGAAGGGTAGATATCAACACTGGCAAAACATCTTTGCTTGGTGGTTTATTGCCAGATAGCGTTTCACAGTTCCTTTCTGACCCTACGGTAGAAGTAACTACAGAACCAAGACGCGCTTTTGATATGGAATCTATCAGAGACCAATTTATCGATTTAGTTTCTGGTACTAAGTACAACGAAAATACAGGTCAGTTTGATAGCAATGTTCAGCTTGTAAAGCTCTTTGAATATGACGGTGGAAGCCTCATAAAAGCTCGTCCTAATCTCGTAGTCACTTCAGTTTCATTCCAAGAAACTCCTGATACTGGATATCTACTTCAGTTCACAATCAGTTTTGAACAAGTAACTTTCGCTTATCTGAAGAAAGAAGATATTCCAAAGAGTGTTGGTTCCAGTACTAAAAAATCTGCATCTTCTGTTTCAGAAAAAGGCAAAACAGATAGTACTGTTCAAGAAGAAGAAGTTCCAGACGATATCGATCCTAAAAGGAATACTGCTCACGTAGAAGAAGAATTAAAAGCTAAGAGGGCAAGATGAAAATCAGCTACGTATCTTTGCCGTTGTACTCGGATGCAAATTATAAGTACACAGTTAGTCTTGAAGGTAACTCTTATACCTTACAGTTTATCTACAATGAAAGAGCCAAGTTATATTTTCTGTATCTTTACGACTCAGAAGGCAAGCCACTCGTTCAATGTGAAGCAGTAGTTCCAGAATATCCAATACTCAGTAACTACAACATCAAGAACCTTAGTGGGTTCTTTTGGCTTTCCAACGTAGCAAACACAAACGTTCAGCCATATAAGACTTACCCTGACAAGATTAATCAGTACTACACATTCGCGTACTACTACGAAACAAAATAAGAATAAGAATCTAAGGTTATTTATGATTTTCCAAAAAAACAGAAAATACGAACTGAGGGTTGGAGACTATAAATCTGGTAACGGTCTACTTATAAATAACCTTCAGATTACTTTCGATATTAGTAAAAACACAGACAACAAGAAAGAAACAAACTCTTGTGCAATTGAGATTTACAACCTAAGCGATGAATCTCTAAAGATATTAGATACAGACTTCCCTGCTGCTTACTTCTCTGCTGGTTATGTCGATATTGGCATTAAGCAATTATTCTCAGGGCAAGTCAATCTAGTTACAACACGTAAACAACGTACAGATAGAGTTACACAAATTCAGATGGGTACAGGCTACACAAGCCTTAATCATCAAGTCTTGAGTGAATTAACTTCTCCCGGCAGAACAGTAAAAGACGTTCTAGAGGATATTCGAAAGAATCTACCGGGTGTCTCTCGTGGATTATATAACGGTACTAACTTATCCAGTCCGATTATCTATGGGTATCCGTTGATGGGTACACCAAAAGAGATGTTGGACGAACTATCTCATAAATATAACCTTGAGTGGCAAATTGAAGATGACGCACTCTACGTACACGATGCAGACAGAGGTAACAGAGAAAATTTCTCTCAAGCTTATGTTGTTTCTAAATACACAGGACTGATTGAAGCTCCATACCGAGTGACTTACGGAAGGCTCTCTAAGAAAACTCCCGAAAAGAAACAAGCTATTCAATGGAAGATGTTACTTAACCCTGACATTATCGCAGGAGATATTATTAAGCTCGAAGATACTCAACTAGACGGTTGGTACAAAGTAGATGCTTTGCGTCATACAGGTGGATTCCGGGCAACTCCTTGGTACACAGAGCTAAGATGCTCAGCAATTGAGAAGGTAGTGAAATGAAGTCGCCTCCGGGATTACAAGAAGTCCTTGAGAGCTTCTTAGATAGTAAACATAATAACTTCTATACAGCGATTCCTTGTATTGTTGTCGCTGTGCGGGATTCACTAACAACACAAATGGTAGACGTTCAACCGTGTATTAGTCAGAAGTTTACTGATGGTACAGTAAAAGAGCGACCTGTAATTCCCGGTGTCCCTGTTATCTTTCCCGCGTCATCTACGTCAGGATTTACATTTCCTGTAAACGTTGGAGATACCGTATTAGGTGTCTTCTCTATGCGGAACTTGGATGCGTTTAAATCATCAAGTGGGCGTCCTACACCTCCGGCAAACAACGCCAAGTTTGACAAGGGTGATTGCATTGCTATTCCGGGCTTATTCCCTACACAGAATGCAATTAACAATCCTATTAAACGTACATGGGCACATACAACTAAAGATGCAGTTCTTGTACACAATGTTGGTACAGGTGTAGAGGTAGAGATAAGATTTAAAGATTCTGGAAACTTGATTATCAACACTAAACAAGGTGTTGAAATTAACGCAGAGTCTATGACGTTCAACGTTCCTAATACTACGTGGAATGGAAATATCACTTGGAACGGTAATATTAGTCAATCAGGTACTTATACGCTTGATGGTATCAAGATGAATACTCACGTACATGGTGGTGTTCAAGCAGGCCCAGCTACAACAAGCGGACCAAAATAATAATAATAATGGGTGCTCATGGATATTCTACTTGGTGACAATCACGATATTGTCTTCGTAAATGGTTCTTGTCCGGTCACATCAAATCGTACTGAAGCAGTAGCTCAACGTTTACTTATAAAACTTAAAACATTTCGCGGTGAATGGTTTCTAGATACTGAATACGGAATTCCATACTGGCAAAGAATTTTAGGGCGTAAGGTATCGAAGAGCGCTATTGATAATATCTTCCAAGAAAAGATATTAGAAGAAAAAGGTGTTTCGGAAATTACTTCGTTCTCCTCTACTTTTGAGGGTAGAGGATACTCTTTGGAGTTTAAGGTAAAAGTAACTTCAGGTGACGAGACAGACACAATAACAATAAATACGTCTTCGTAATGAGGTTAATAAATGGCTGGTCTTTCAGATACAGGCTTTGTAGTAAAACGTCTAGATGAAATTATTACTTCTCTACGCTCTAAAGCTGTAGAGTTATTTAAGGATTTAGTGCCGGAAGGCGAGGCAGTCGATACTTCAGATAGTACGGCTATTGGGCGTCAAATCGGGCTTATCGCTCCTTCCTTACATGACTTATGGGAAGCTGCACAACACGACTATTCAGCATTTGACGTTAACTCTGCAACAGGGATTGCATTAGAGAATCTAGTATTCCTTGGTGGCGAGACTCGTAACTCAGATAGTTATTCTACAGTCCCCCTTGTTTTTGAAGGTGATAACGGGACTACTATCTCAACGGGCAAGACAGTTCAAAGCTCCACGTCAAATGTGCAATGGCAAACAGCATCATCTGTAGCTCTCTCCCCTTCTAATGCTGTTGGTATTAGTGTCAAGATTGGTACGGTAGCTGCAAAGACGGCTTACACAATTACCTACGCTACAGCTTATACAACTAACGCGATCACATTTACCAGTGGTGCTACAGCTACAGAAGCAGTAATCCTTCAAGGCTTGCTTGATAGCATTTCAAGTAGCCATGCATCTCTAACCGCAACGGTTTCTAACGGTGTTTTACGGATTACTAAAGTCGATGTACTTAGCTCTGTAAACTTCGCTGTAAGTAATAACTTAAATATCACTAAATGCCAGAAGATTGGAGAGGCGTTGGCAACAACTCCCGGCCCCAACTCGGCAGAAGCAAAAACAATCACAAGCATTTTGACACCAGTTCTCGGATGGGACAGCGTTTACAATCCTGCCGCTGCATCTGAAGGCGCATATGAAGAAACAGATGAAGAACTGAGACGACGCTTTAAGAATACTAAGTTCGAGAAAGCTGTTAACAGTTTAGAATCTCTCTACTCTGCTCTGATTAGCGTTCACTCTGTCCAGCAAGTTTACATCTATGAGAATGAAGGTGAAACAGTGGATGCTTACGGTATCCCTCCACACTCATTCATGCCAGTTGTAGTAGGTGGATTAAGCTCTGCAATTGCAAAGGCTATTTGGAGTAAGAAGCCTTCTGGAATTAAGAGTTATGGGGATACATTCGTAGACGTCACAGATAGCGAAGGATTCACACGTCGTATCGCTTTTAAACGTCCTACTCAAGTCCCTCTGTATATCACGCTCAGCTTGACTACAGACAATGACTTTCCAGCAACAGGGCCAGACGACATTCGTACTGCCTTGATTAACTACGCTGAGAGTAAATTTAAGGTAGGTGAACCAGTAATTTTTAGCCGATTGTATACACCGATTAACTCTATCGCTGGTCATCAGATTGACGACTTAAAGATTGGTACTTCTGCTAAGACACTAAGTAGTGCAAACGTAAATATTGCGTTTGATTCTATTGCTTCTCTTTCTTCTGCCAATATAACAATTAATACATAAGGTACATCATGGCAGTTAACGAATTTGAAGAAGTAGACTATCTAGAACAAGCAAGAAGCCGAGTAACTGAGCAATTTAAAAACAAACCTGTATTCGACAAGTTCCTACAACTACTATTGCACGGACAAGAAGAACTACAAGGAGTTTTCAAAGACTTGATGCAGCTACGTAGCGTAGATACTGCTACAGGTGCTCAGTTAGATTTAATCGGTAATATTGTTGGACAAGAACGAACACTTATCGAAGCAGAGATTTACAAATACTTTGCTATGCAAGGTGTTACAGATGCTCAAACTTTCGGAGATTTAAATATTAGTTCTGCTGGTGGTTGGTTCTATGATTTAGGTCAATCAATGGGAGGCAATGTTAAGTTAGACGACATTACTTATCGAAAGTTTATCAAAGCAAAAATCTATAAAAACGTTACTGCATGTACCCCTGAAGAATATATCAAAATTGTAAAACTCATCTTCGACGTAGATCAAATTTATATCTATGAAGATACGGCTGGACTACTGGTCTACTTCGGAAGAGGTTTAACTAGCTTTGAAAAAGCACTACTGAATTACGTAACTTACACAGACGGCTACCCTTCCCGATTACTTCCTAAACCTGTCGGTGTATCTGTTAAGTACGGTGAATTCCAATCTAATAATTATTTTGGCTTTCAGGGTGCATCCGGTGTTAAAGGGTTTGGGGATATTAATAAACCCTCAGTTGGCGGTACTTTCGCAACGCTCTACTAAATAAAAGAATAATAATAGGATTATAATAAATGGCTGAAATTACTAAACCGGATTTTACCTCTCTATGGGCATCCGGCGGGGACACTGTTACTCCTTCGTCAACTAAAATTCAAACCGGATGGGAAGTTGAAGTTCCTCCGCGTCAGTGGTTCAACTGGTTCATGAACCGTGTGGATACTGCATTTGCATATCTGTTTCAACACGGTATCCCGACTTACGATAAGTCTGTCAATTATGTTGCAGGCGGTCTTTCATACGTTGTAGGTAATGACGGTAATCTTTATCGCTCTGTTGCAGCTAGTGGTCCGGCAACTACAGTACAAGACCCGACTACAGATAGCGCTGCAAAATACTGGAAGCCAGTAGGTTACAGCGAAGCAGATGCAAGCAAGAAGTTTGCTCCTATCGCTTCTCCGACGTTCACAGGTGATCCGAAAGCACCAACTCCTGCGGACGGTGATAACGATACAAGCTTAGCTACTACGCAGTTTGTACAGACTCTTGTTAATGGAACTGTATACAAAAACCTTGCAAGTTCCGATGTAACCCTTACTGCTGCCGAACTAGGGCGCGGTACTATCATCCTTCAAGGTACGTTGACTGCTAACGTTAGCGTCATGTTCCCTATCTCTGGCACTTGGACCGTCTTCAACCGTACAGCAGGAAACTTTAAGGTAACTCTTAAAGGAGGTACTACAGATGCGGGGATTGTTCTAACACAAGGTCGGCAGTCAACATTTTATTCGAATAGTTCTTGGATTATGGTCGGCTTTAACGAAGCCACAAACCTTCGTTTGGTCGGTACTCCTACAGCGGATACAGCCGCTGTAAACACAGCCACTTCACAGCTAGCTACTACAGAGTTTGTACAGAACCAGTTAACTAGCTACGGTATCGGGGCTTACTCTGACTTCCGTGGAACAGTTTACGCTGATCCTGCGGCAACTCCGGCAAGCATTATTTCTGCCGGTCATGGTATGCGTTCTGGCTTCGTCAACGGTGGGAGTAATGGGTTAAACGTTATCCCTTCAGGCACTACCGTATACGGTTCGCTCACTTATAACGTGCAGTACAAAGACACTACCGCTCTGGCTTCATGTGTTCGTACTTTCCAAACTCAACAGCGTATATTCACTTCTTATGCTATCGACGCGAACTCTTGGTCGGGCTGGTGGGAAAGCGCGAATCTTGCCTCGCCAGCGTTCACTGGTACTCCGACTGCTCCGACTGCTGCCGTTGGAACTAACAACACTCAATTAGCGAACACTGCATTTGTAAATACAGCGGTAGCCAATGCCGTTTCCAGTAAAGCTAACTCCACAAGCCCAACAATTAGTAACCCAACAGTTACAGGTTCTTTGAATGCTACTGGTTCTATGGAACTAGGTACAATTTCTAAGGTGCCTTATATTGATTTCCACTCGGGCGCTACTGAAATCGATTATGACGCTCGTATTCTCGGTTTAGGTGGTAATGGTAAAGTCGGTGCAGGTAATCTTGATGTTATTGCTAACAACGTCAACTTCTCCAACAGTGTAACTATTCCTTCTGCAACGATTGGAGGTTTAAAGCCACTACTAAACGGAGGCGTTGTTTACGGTGGTAAGTTAGCTAACGGACTGATGCCTAACATTGCAGCTACAGCTACCTCTGACGGGAAATACGACGCTCAAGCTCCATTAGTTGTAAGTAACAATGCGAATACCGCTGCCTCTGCCATTATGTCTTTCCTGCGGGAAGGTCAATACGCAATTAACTTCGGGCTTGATACTGACAACGTTCTAAAAGTTGGCGGCTGGTCTATGGGTAATGCTGCTTACACTATGTGGCATTCCGGCAACATGGCTAAGAACACTGCTTCTTTAGGTGAAACTGGCTGGTGGAAGTGTTCCGATACTGGATTGATTCGACAGTGGGGCCGAGTCCCTAACGCTATCCCAACAGACGGTAATGTCACTATCACTCTACCAATTACATTCCCGAATGCAATGGTCGGAGCAACTGTAACTTCAAACAAACCAGTGGACCCAACTAACGGTTCAAACTTTGCAGCATATAACTTCTCAAGAAGCACATTCTTAATTGTACAGGATGCTACAGCGGGTGCTTGTACTTGGGAAGCATGGGGGTATTAATAAATGCTAGATACATTTTACATTCATAGAAAAGATATGAACTTCTACTGTACGTCTCTCTTCGGAGAGCGTACCAAGGAAGTCATCGACCCTAATTGGGTTCGTCCTAAAGTAAAAGATGAAGATGGTAAGGAAGTAGAAGATAAAGAAGCAATGCCTAAGATGGTTGTAATTGATAACCCTGATTGCAAACTTCCGGCTGCTTCTGAACTTATAGAAATCACTGACGAGCAATACAGAAAATACCGCGATGTTGCTGCTAAGGCTGTAGCTGGGAAGGTTCTTAACGTAGTAGGTGACAAGGTACTTATTGTTGACGCTCCTGCTGAAACACTAGCTGAAGCAAAGGTAAGGAAGAAAGCTGAAATCAACCTAGCTTGCTCTGCTGCAATTGTTGGTGGTTTCGAAAGTGATGCTTTAGGTTCCACACACACCTATCCCTCTACACAAGAAGATCAATTGAACTTGACTGGTCTTATTCAGTTGTCTTTGATCGAACTTGTAGACGGTTGGAGCACATACTTTGCTTGTGCAGACTCTAAAGGCGTCTGGTCTAAGGTTCCACACACTGCTAAGCAGATTCAGACAGTTGGTGCTACTTTCGCTAAGCTGAAATTAAAGATCATTGCTACTAAAGATGCGCTGAACGCTAGCATTGATTCTGCTACTACAGTAGAGGCTGTTAACGCTATTAGCTGGAAGGAATAGCTGATGAAACTTGCACTCTATAAGGGTGCAGGGAGGTTATTCGATAAGGCTATACGTACATGGACTCAAAGCCCTTACAGTCATTGTGAACTTGTAACTGATGATGGTTTGTTCTTGTCTAGCTCCCCACGTGATGGTGGAGTTAGGGCAAAGAGACAGGAAGTAGATTCTTCCAAGTGGGATTTCATCCCGCTACCTTATACAGACCAATCTGAGATTATTAAGAAGTTCTACAAAGAGTGTGGCAAAGAGTACGACTGGAAGGGAATCATAGGTACACAGATATTCCACTTGGGTATTCAGTCGGATACTAAGTGGTTCTGTAGTGAAATTTGTGCCTACTTGTTAGGCTATGACAATCCCTCTCAATATAGCCCCGGTGACTTAGCTCTTCGCGTCCTTCACGATAACAACTCCATACTATAAGAATAATAATTATGAACTACATTCGAGCGGGCTTTATTTGGTTCTTTCAGGTGATTGTACAACTGATTGGAATCCTTTTGGGTTTCGTTATTGTACCTCTCGCACTACTGAAGCCAGACGATAGCCAAAAAGAAGCTACATATCAAACAGATGGTAAAAACGAGTGGTGGTTCCGTCAACTCCCCTCTTGGGCTAAGTGGTGGAACAACTCAGTAGATGGGTTGCTTGGCGATACATCTTACCGTTGGGCTGGTAGAGATATTCCTTTCGGAATGAAGAACACTAGCTTTATGGGGCAGTTTTGGTGGACTGCTGTTCGTAATCCATTTAACTATTTCAAACGATTCATTCTATCTTGCGATGTAAGAAAGAACGAAGTTGTGAAACTACATGGTCAAGACTATGTACGTGATGACTTTAATAACACTGGTACTCAGTTCTTGAAGTGTGGTCACTTCTATATGTTCTATGGAGTATGGCGTTATGGAAAGTCAAACAGAGCTTTAGTTATGCAGTTAGGTAACAAGCTTAAAGTTAAAGATAACACTACGGTGTATACAAAAGAACAAGAGTACAAATATCTTGCAGGTTTTACTTTTGAAATAAACCCTTTCAAAGATATCTCTTAATAATAATAAGCACAAGGAAGTGCATAATAATAAGAAGGCAATCATGGCACTTAATAATACGCTATATAAGAAATTAGCAACCTACGGACTTTCGGGAGCTTTAGCACTGTCCGGTGCATTCTTAATTGCTCCAAGTGAGGGGCTAAGAAATAAGCCATATTTAGATGCAGTAGGTTTGCCGACTGTTTGTTATGGACACATGGACAGAGGCTTAGATACTAAGAAAGTCTTTACTGACGAACAATGTGTCAAGCTCTTAGCTGATGATGTTAAGAAGCATGACAATGAATTATCTCGTGTAGTTCAGGTTCCGTATAAGTCTGATTATATGCACGCTGCATTGGTTTCATTCACTTTCAACGTAGGTATAGGTAATGTCCGATCCTCTACGCTGATAAAGCGACTAAACAATAAGCAGTACGGATTAGCATGTGACCAACTTACTCGGTGGGTATATGCCGGGAATAAGAAGCTTAACGGCTTGGTTATACGTAGAACTAATGAGTGGCAATGGTGTATGGGTAATCCGCCACAAGAAGTAAAGGATTTCTATGAGCAAGCAAAGAAATGAAGGATTCAAGAATTACATAAATCTTGCCCACATAGCTAACATCTTCGTTGCCCTGTCTACTGCCGGTCTTACAGTTCTCGGAGTTGTAAGTACATATATGGCGATGTGGACGGTGATAGGGAGTGCTTGTGTGTTAGGTATTTTGGGTTTTGTTGGTAGGTATATCAAACAAGACTTAGCCGACAACGGAAAAATGTTTTGGGAAGAAGATGATAAGTAAAATAACTTCACTCTTCACCTCTGGATTATCTGCAATATCTATGCATCTGATAATGGGTTTGTTACTGTTGTGTCTCGGAGTTAGTTTGTTCGCTGCTTATGAGCATAAAGCTCTAGTGAAAGCTAAAGCCGAGATAAGCACATTGACTAGCGACTATGCGAATTTAAAAGCCTCTCAAGAGAAGCAAACGAAGTCGTGTGAAGTTACGCAGACAATTGACTTGAACAACGTCAAAGCCAAGCAGACGATAAGTGATAAGGCTACAGAGGCGAAGGCTACGTTAGCTGGAATCAAAGAACCAGCGTTTAACAAACCTATACAGGTCAACAACAATGAATCTAAAGAGCCTGTACCCGGTAGCCTGTCTGATGCTGATACTGAGTTTCAGCGGTTGCTCAACTCAGCTTACCAAACAGCCAAGCCCGGTACTAATAACTCCAAGTGATATGCTTCTGATGGATTGTGCTGTAGAAGCTCCTCCTGTTCTTACAGGAGATTCTTTCGAAGACAAGAGAGCGTTAGTAGGTGCGTATGTCTCACAAACATACAACCTAGCAAAATGTAACGAAGATAAGCAGTCCCTTCGGGAGTGGAAATTAGAACAAAAACAAATATATGAGAAAGAATAAATGGCTTCCAACAATGATAACCGCTACGAAGGGTTAAAGAACGTATTATTTGGAGTGTTATTTCTTATTGCTGGCTGGCAATGGCAGGAACAACAGAAGTTAGAAGAGCGCGTGTTTACACTGTCTGCTACAGCAATGACAGATACAAAAGCTCAAGCACTAGAAGATCGTCTAAATAAGAATATGGACAATAGATTTAATGATCTTGGTGGACGTGTTGACTTCCTTGTACAACTTGTTAAAGCGATGAGTGAGAAGAAGTAAAGAATATTGTGAGGGAGTGTTATGTGGTTACGATATATCAGCGCGTTAGCCCAACTTGTAATTATAACTCTCGCTATTCTTATGATGGTTCAAATCACTAAAGAACGTGTGTACTACGGCGCTCTTAACGATTTAGATAAAAGAATTACGGAGCGTATGGATTCCGATAGGGCGTATTTTGAGGGAAAGATTAATCGAATAGATAATAGTTTGATGAACTATCAAAATACCAGAGAGCAAAGGGTAGTGCTCTATAATGAGAGGCTAAAGAATCTTGAAGACTCTCTAGAAAAGAAGGGAAAGTAACAAAGGTAATTCAGCTAAAATAATAATAAGCGTTAAACGCAACTTAAAATATAATCCTCAAGTTTAGCCCCTCTTCGTCTAGCCAGCGAAGTAGGGGCTTTTTTATTGCCTACGATTTAATCGTAACTATTGGAACCGCTATCATAGGAAGTAGAGGAATTGCTATCAGAGCTGCCCCAACTACTTGTACTACAAGAGTAGCTACGCTTGTTGTCATCATCTAATGAACTATGCGAACTAGAAGAACTCGTTCGACAATCATCGTCACGGCTACTACTAGAACGACTAGGCTCGTCATCTACAGTAGATAGCAACATGTGCGTATACAATAACTGACTAGCCGTATTGTCTTCCTTACTGACTGCTGAACGGTCACTACAAGTACTATAAGGCTTTTCGAACAAGGGAGAAGCCTCAACCTTACGTGGTGTTTCAGGAGCCTTAACGGTATTGAGAGGCTTCTTTACTACTTCCCTCCGTTTAGGTTCGACAAGGATTGGTTCCTTCCTTGATTCCAGCTTTTTTAAATTCTGTAGCGCCTTTCGGCGCTGGCTTGCATCCCGATTATGCCCGACAAGCATAAAAAGCAATGTGAGTACTGTGAATACTATGATTGTTACTAATATCGCTTCCATAAAAACTACGTTAAATCCTATTACTTGTTGAAAATACGGTTGGATAGTCCAGAGCTACCAAGAGCGTCATAAGGGACAAATACCGCGTTGTTATTCTTCGTCATCTGTTCCATGACTTCTAGTTTGCGATACTCAAGAAGCATAGGGTTCAAACCTTCGGCAGTAGTTTTATTCTCATCACGCAATGCACGTGCTCGTGTCATACGAATCTCATAATCAGCTTGAGCCAACTTAAGTTCATTCGTCTTCTCTACCATCTTGACAGCTTGATTATTACTTTCCGTCTTAATTGCTAGCTCTCGTTCTTGTTGTGCATTGATTGCTTTAACAATCACTTCAGGATATTCGAGATTCCCTAACGTAATGTTGCTTACCTCAAGAGGACTGTTAACCATACGTTTTGTGAGAAGAGCCTGCATATCTTCAGTAATCTTGTCAAAATTAGCTGCTACCTCTTCGGTACGATACTTACTTACAATGGAACGTGCAGCGTTTTGTACTACAGCACTACCATAGACCTTGTATACGGCAGGCAGGCTTACTTCCAGCACATTACTCTCCTCAGATTGTTGAGGACGAATATCGTTGAACATCGCATTAATGACTTTATCGTTTCCTGCAATTCGTGTACGGAAGGAAACAGTAAAATCTAGTGCTAAATCATCAGCCATTTTAACCGACATTCTCTCGCCATACGTTTGCGTAGAAGTGTCGAGAATAATCATTTTTTCGCTACCAAACAGCCAGTAACGACCAGTCTCTTTAACGTCCGCTGAGTAGCCGTCCGTTGACATGACTTTTCCCTTCGCTGCTGGTGGAACAGTTACGCGGTCGCAGCCAACTAGAGCTAGGGTGATTGCAAATACAGATAATAGCTTTTTCATTAATTAATTTCCTTTAAAGTTTTTTCAAAATTGTCTTGTGCTTTTTCAGCGTTATATCGTGTAACTTGTTTCTTTTCTATTTGAGTTTCTGTTATTACTTGATCGAACCTTTCTCTTCCTAAGTTCTCTTGCCTTACACCTACGTTAATTGCCAGATAAGCAATAAACATATACCCAACTACAACAGATATTACGAATGTCTTTGGCTTTACCTTCTTAAAATAAAGTGCAGCTAGTAGAGGAAGCAAGAACATCACAGATACCAGTATTAACCTAACAATGCTCCAACTTAGATATAACATTTAAAGTTCTTCCATTTGTTTATAAATCGCATTACACGTACATCTACATATATTTCGGTAGCTCCTGTTTCCAAGATATTTTTAACTACTATTGCACTTTCCCTACTGGCATCCCATGCCATATCCTCAAGAACTTCATACTCAAATGAAGTAAACCAATCCTCAGAGAATAGTTTGTACCAAGGAGTGAACATTCTTAGATGATGACTAGCAAGTTCCTTTGGCGTGTAATTCCTGTACCACCATATCTCGAACTTATTAGCCTTCTCCTTCCAGTCTAAGTAGTAAAGATTAATACCCTTCTCAATAAGTTTAGGTTCTATATCTTTTGCAACTCTGTAGTTATGTAGAGCCTTAACCAGTAACCTTCTATCTTCGATCTTAACTAGAGACTTAAACTCAGTCAAAATAGCACCCCGGCATCTTACAAACCATATCTTTAGCTATGCGTTTAGCACGCTCATGTATCATTGCTTCGAATTCTTCGGGTGTTGCTACATATAAAGAGATTCTATAGTTGGTACTGAACTCATCTTCAGTTTTCTTTAGAGATTCTTTCTCGAAAGTACTTTTTAAAATTGCATCTCTGGCTTGGGCTAGTTTGTAATCTACCACCCTATGATTCATTTTTAGATCGTAGTTAGATACTGTGAAGTCAATTGTAATTTGCCTTGGGTTAAGTTTGTACACTTCTTACCTATATAACCTTAGATTACTTTTAGAAATTGCTCGCGTACTGTCTTACCAACTTCAGCCGCAAACATCTTATTAAAACGTTGCCAATTCTCTTCAGCTTCTTTTTTCAAGTCGATATCGTTCTCTTTGTGGAACTCTTCGAGAACATCTTGAATAGTTAAACCGACAAGCTTATTAAAGTCTTTATTAGTTACAGTACCAAACTTACTAATTACATTGCTTACCCGCTGAGTTGTGCTGTATTCAAGCAACAAAGTCAGGAGTTCATTCTCTCTTTCGTTCAGTTGGGTTACTTGTTTTACTCGTGGAACTTTCTTACGTTCTGTGAATGCTTCAGTTTTCTTTTTGAAGTAAATACGATTACCGTTATCGAAGTAGGTCGGAATTACAGGTTCGATTACTACCCCCTCTGCTTCATTCTCCCCTTCAAAATCTTCAGGAGTGAGTTTGGATCGAAATACATGCTCTACTTCCAAGCACTCTTCGAACGTACCAATGAACAATACAGGTGTGAATTGAATACCACATCCAAGACTTACACGACATGCTTCATCTTTACTTAAAATCATGCTACATCCTCCTCTTGTTGACGGATAAGACGCACATCGAATGCTCTAAAATCTTTTGGACCGTAATCGACTTCCTTTTGAACACTCTTCCCGTATAACTCCCCATAAATTACCAACAAATCTCCTTTCTCAAGACGCTCCCGGTGAAACTTAAGAATTCCATCGTGATACTTATTAATTACTGATTGGCAGTTGAAAAAAGTACCGTCTACAAATTGTGTCCGAGAAGCAACCTTAACTTCGTTACCATCGCACCAGAAGCTAAAATTAGCTCCATGAATCTTCTCACTTACAATCCACTCTCCCTTCCCCTTACCTTCGAACAACACCTTTTCGATAAGGTTTTGACGATAGGTATTTTCCAAACTATTGAACTTACGAAACTCCATATATCTCCTTTTAAAGTACTACTTTTACAATGTTTAATTTGTTAATTGACATTAGTATGCCCCCTGTTGTGGATAAATTTCCCATGCATAATCAGATAACCGATTATTTGCCTCATCCAACTCTTTACGAACTTTGCTCAACTCCTGTTTAAGTTTTCCATTCTCTTCTCGTAATGCCTCTATGAACTCAACAGAGCTTTTTGCTACATCAGCGTATCGCTTCAACAAGTCTTCCAAGAGACCTCCAAATTGTTTCAAAAAAGTTGGGATTTACCATCCCTCCATAGGAAACTCCAAGTACACTTGTACCTGCTGCCTCATTTCGTTAGTTACTTTCTTCACCCTATTGGTGTGTCGGCTCACTCGTCCAAACCATCGCCAACCGTTACTTACTGCTGCCGTCCCTTGGTGGAATGTTTGCCAGTCCATTTCAATTAGCGTGCGGTCTTTTGCGGTGTAGCGCTCCATTCGTCCCGCTTCGAGATGATTCAATACCTCTTCGTGCCATTTCCGGTAGATCAATTCACCATCCGGGATACGTGAGAACTCGGCAGTACCTAGAGCAAACTCTGTCGGGCAAACGTCCGCGTTAACTAACCCTAAGATGTGTTCCGAGTAGTATCGTGGATTGTCGTAGTCTGGTTGCCCTGCTGTAATAAAGTGCTGCCCTACTGGAATATCTGGACGTGGTACGTCGTCGTGGTGAAATCCCGGAATCGCCGGATACCACCCCGGCATTAGCATGTGTACACGACTATCAAAGACACAATCTTCTAGAAACCAATAAGCTGGAAGTGTATCTATGAATGCTTTTGTAATTAGTCCTCCGTTACTGTAGGCATAATCCAAATCACAATTAAAGAACATTGGTTCTAATTTAATTTGTTCATTACTTACATGCGTAGCGAAGCTACCAACTTCTCTTATTTGAGAGTTGAACACTTTATTACTATTCATTTAATTACTCAGAATTGGGATAGGAACTGTTCAAGAAATTTTTTATTAACTACTTTACCTAACACTTTAACTGTTTCTGTTTCTACTATTGTATAGTGCGGTGTATATGTTATGACCAAAGACAATTCTTTATAAGGTTTTTTGTAGAATTGGTCTTCACAACCTCCATAAGTAATATACTTTTCATCACAAACATACAGAAACTCTCCATTAATATGTCTTACGGTATTAGGGCGGCAATCTTGTGTATCCAAGAACCATGCACAGCCTTGGGTAAACAACCACTTTTGCACCTCTTCGCTTTGCTCAGAACTGCTTACCCGAAACTTTGACTTGCGTATATCCAAATTAAATCTCCTTCTGATTTGGGTAGAACTTAGTTACTGTGTTGTCGTAGTGGTGCAATACTGCGTAAGCATCTTCTCCCCAACGGTCGTACTTTTCTGTAATCGGGACACCATAACGCGAAGGAACATCAGCCTCTTCGATATAGTAATACGACCAACGCTCTCCGCAGCATTCACAATAATCTGAATAGTCTTCGAACAAATCTGAAGCTATCCGACAAGCTTCTTCTTCACATGTAGCCTGAATAAATACATCTTCTGCTACTGTATCGTTTTGGATGAAATAGCCACCACTGTTGTTTTGACTGAAATGATACCACTTCAAATCAACTTCAATTGATTGTTTCAAGAAACCCCCTAAGTATTCTTTCTTGTAATTCACCAGTTGCTAAACTAGCTTCATAGTTTTCTTTAAATTGTGCAGGATATATCCAATCAAAAAGACTTGAAAAACATTTCGTTAAACTATCTTTGTTTGAAGTGTCTACGTAGCCTTTACTTAATGCTACATGCTCTTCTAGTGACTGACTGATCCAAGCTTTCTTAAATTCTTCGTAAGTCATTTATTAAGATGTTACATCCTCATCTACCAGCCACTTATCAAATACCATTGAGTTTCACGGTCTTTCTTTCCTTTCTTTACCGTATAACCGTCCTCTATGAGTAATTGTATTTGATATTCAAGAAGGTCTGGACAAGCACAGACGCTTTTATCTTGTTCTGCATCTTCTATGATTATCTTATAGATATCTTGAGTGTCTTCGTCTGGAAGGTTTATAAATCTTTTTAAAGAATTTATGTTCATACATCAAATCCTAATTGTTCTTCACCGCGTTTAGCTCTCTGCTTACGTTTGGCTTTATTTAGTGCCTGCTCTGCAATCTGCTGAGCTAGAGATTTTGCAGGAGGAGCTTCTACTACTTCTTCCTCTACTACAGGCTCTACAGGTTTCACTACAACCGACTTCGTAGACTCGGTTTTAATTACTGGCTTCGATACAACTCCCATTCGATCATTACGCAACTGTATTGCCTTCGCTATGAAGTTTCTACGCAACTGCGTCATGTCTCCTTTATCAAATAGTCTGACACTTCTAGCCATACCTAAGAGATGCTGGATTTGCTGAGAATTCTTCACGAAATTTAATGCCTTTCTATATGTTCAATAAGTTCAGAAATGTACTCTGTAACTTCATTCCCGTCTAGATCATATGCAAATATTTCTTTACTTGGATGCGCTACAATACGAAGGAACTCTTTACCTTTCCTGTTTCGTACTGAATCAATACCTTTTTCTTCGTATTCTTCTGCTAGACAAAGACAATTAATAATCGCTGTTTCTATTTTAGCTTGTGTGTTCGGATGACTTAATGATGTATGGTGCATTCTATTTCTGTTTGGCAATAATTTTTAAATCTGAAAGAGCGGTAAAGCCGTATTGTACAAAGTAGTAACCTGTCCGTTGACTCCAAACCAGCACTACTTGATTACCGTCTTTAACCGTACCATCGAAAGGTATGAAGTCCTCTAAGGGATACATTTACTCTAGAACCCACTCTCCGATATTTTGATCAAATTTAGCTCCTAGATTCTTAGGATGCTCGCATGGAAGACAGACATTTTCGAATGTATCTTCATCAACACCATGAGATACAACGAACTCTGTCAGTTGGGTTATGTACCCATTTTTGATAATTGGGAAGTTACCAGTTATACAAATAATCCTACCCATTAGTAATAATAACCTCTACCAACAATTACCGAGTTTGTACAACATGGGCAAACAATATAATGGCAGCGCTCGTTATCTCCTGTGTAATCCTTTCTATCAAAGTAGCGAACTTCATTTCGGTCGTAAGTCATTACAGCCTCACATCTGTTACATGTCGCTTGCCTTAACTTAGGCGGAGAAACTATCTGTACCATTAAGCACAACGCTTCATGAGATTTGCCAATGTGCTTATATGAGCCTTAAGTAAGGTCTTTTCCACTTCTAATTTATTAGCATAAACATAATTGCAAGCGAATCGTGCCTCATCAATTTCCTTATCGTAATAGCTCATGCTGCTGCTTAAAGATACTAAGTAGGACGTTAACCCCTCCCGTAAGGAAGGTCGTATTTGAATTGTCATGTAATTTCCAATAAAAAGTCGGGATATTTCGCTTAACAGTCGTGCAATGATAGAGATGGAAAGCGAATCGGTCAATAGGTTAATACAGGTTTTTTGTGATTTTTTACGCAAACAAGAAAACCCCGCATCTTTCGATGCAGGGTGCAAGGGTTATTGACACATTTCGCAGTCCGTTACGCGGGTAATTTGACCTGCCCCACGCATGGAATAGATGTAATACAGGCTCAGAATGCCCTCATCCTCAAAAGCCAATTTATGAATTTTGCTGATGTATTCTTCGGAGTCATTAGACGTAAAGTACAGGTTGATTGACTGTGCTTGGTCAATGTACTTCTGCCGCCGAGAACACAGGCGTAGGTAGTCTTCCATCGGGACTTCAAAAGCCGTTCGGAATACTGCTTTCTCATCATCTGTCAACCAATCGACTTGCTGTACGCTGCCTTTGGCGTCTACGATCTGTCTAACGTTCTCATCAGAGAACACTTCCTTCTCTTTCATCAACTCAAGCAACACTTTGTTGATACGGAAGAACTCACCGCCTGCTGATTGCTTTGTAAAAGCCATCCCTAGATCAAGGCCGATACCCTCAGAAGCCCCCGCCATGATTTCAGCGGTAGATTTCGTCGGAGGCATCATTAGCCGGGTAGCGTTACGGATACCCAAACCAGCACAACCTTCAGGCTCTCCCAGCACACCCGCTAGCCAACGGGAAGCCTTTAGCGATTCTTCGTCCAGATGACGGAAGATTTCATCGTTCAAAAACATGCACTGCAAGCTACTTACGCTGATACGCTCTTTCTGCATCAACGTATGCCAGCCAAGAACACCACTACCGAGTGCCCGGAACTCTTTAGTAAAACGGTAGATTTTGGTCAGAGCAATGCGGTCAAGCTCGCTCATCTCATCCATCGTTTCCAAGTATTCTGAAATATTGCAGTCAGACATTACCTGACCAATAAACACCAGATACTTAGGCCACGAACGGTATAGCTCCAAGTTGTAGTTAAGAATCACACAACTAAAGGTGTAACGCTCATCCGAACCTAGACATGTCTCCTGACACAAGTTTGAAGCTTTGACAGTCAAACCCTTTCGACGGAATGCTTCGGCAAGGTGGCGATTCATTTTATCGATGAAAGTAAAGTAACCCTTACCGCGAGGCATCTTAACGCCAAGAATCTTTTGGAATTTATCGAAAATCTCTGGGTCTTTGTCGTTCAGGAGGCGACGAAACTCATCATCAATCAACCAGCCGACATTATTAGACTCAGTACGCTTGTATAGGTGATCTAATACTTTCTCGAAATCTGGATGTTGCGGACGAATACTATAGGCCAAACTACCGCGACGACTTCCCTGTGTAACGTCTTCCATTACATCAATAAAGGAATGAACGATAGGCATTACACCTTGACTACGACCACCACGACGCAGTTCGGCCCCTTCGTGCGGCCAATGATCGATACTATAGCTTGTACCATGACTGTGTTTCGTAAGAATCGCAGCTTCGGTTATAGCGTTATAACGATCAAATAAATTATTACCAACATAACCACCTGCACAACTAACCGTAGTTCCACGCTGTCTTAATCCTCCGTTTGCCAATAGTGGAGTAGAACAGCTAATAAAGCCATCCCACATAGTATTGAAGAAAACATCTTCCCAACTCTTACCGGCTGTATATGGGTCTGTATCCCAAAACGAAGGCATGACTTTTGGAGCATGTTTTGCCATTGCTTTTGCAATAGTGCGGAAGCGGCTACTAACCGTCTCGCCCTTGTACGCGTATTTATTATGGAAAAGCTGTAAACCGCCTGTAGTAAACCAAGGCGGAACTTCTCCTTCCGCTTGTTGGCGTTTACGCATCTCACTAAAATCAATCACTCTTAATTATCCTCCCATGCAGATGTAAACAGTTCCTTCTTCCAGCCCATTTCGTACTCCATACCGAGACCGGGAGAGAAGAAATCAATAACTTTGTAGGCGTAAGTATTAGTTTCGAACCAATCCTTAATACTGCAATCGCCTTCTTCAAATGCAGGGGGGAGGCCAAGACGCTCCAAATAGATATTTAGGCGTCTCTTTACGAACTCTTTATACTCTTGCTTTTTAACTCCATTAAAAGAGTCTTCAATAATTGCCTTATCAATAATCCGGCTTTCGTGCCCATATACAAAGAACACAGCCTCATAAATCTTATCTACACGTCTCTTGTCATCCTTTAGAGCTGCACCAAGTTCTGCATAACGTGTATTAATAATTTCCGCACTGATAATGCCGTGCAGGTCTTCATCAATTGCAGACTGATTCGCTCCACGAGCAATAACCGGAATCAAGTTAAAGCCGTTAGACTGGAAGCTCTTCAGAATAGCGAACGAACTAAACAGAAGTGCAGTTTCAGTCAGAGAGAAGATGATTGTAGCTAGTACCTTATCTTCCCCTGTAAGAATCTCGTCCAACCATTCAACACGAGAGGCTAGCTCAGGATCGTTCGTATAAGCTACATAGTCTTCGTCTTTATCTAGTCCTAATACAATATTAATTTGGTTGTAGAACTCTGCATGAACTGCAAGCTCCATCATGCCTACAATACTTGCAGCAAGTTTTACTTCAGGACGTGGGAACTCTTTAATTACAAGAGAGTTCCAGAATTCTTCACCTACGATAAGTTCATACCGTAGGAAAAGCTGAAGTACGTATTTAACAGCATGTAATTGTGCTGGTGTCAATTCATAAAGAAGTTGCATTTTGTCTAACTCTACAATCATCTCAGAGTTAAACCATAATTGATCTTCTAGTTGCTTGTTTGCTAATTCAACAATAGTGGGATAGTGTCTTGCGTAACTTTCTGTTTTTGTTTGAATCTTTGTTTTACGATTAAAATCCATTAAAAACCTTTTGCTAATACTTTTCGGTGACGCTTCATGTGATCGATAATATTTCCTGTAAAGTTTCCTTCACGACTCATTACCTTAAGTTCTACACGTAGTGACTTATCGTCGGATTGCTCTACTTTGTTTTCAAAGGAACAGTTACTACTCTTCATCCAGACTTCATCGGTACGTTCAATACCTTCAACACGTGGGCCATTCCACGTGAAAGGCTTCTCTGCATTAGGTCGATGAGTGCATACAACTATTTCGAAAGGTAGGTCTGTATCGATACCTGATGCATGAATAATCTTATTAAATGTTTCTGTATCTTCTTTCTCTACCGCCTCCTTAAAAGGCGGGTATTGCATTAGTGTATAAAAGCTAATTGCCTTATCCATTATTATTTACTCCTCGTAATCCCAGCACGTATTTTTATTAATCAATTGACGGTGCTGTATCCATCCTTTGAAATTCCCTGACCAGTAGAAACCATGCTTATCTAAATGCGTAGCTCCATCTTCGAAAACAATACCAACATCGATTACAGAGTCAGAGAACTTACCCATCTTTGTTGTTGCTCTAATATGTCGCATGGGCGTTGCTTGATGCTCGAACGGGCTTGCATGTACAGGCTCACTCTCGACAAGTCGCTTATAAACAATCTCGGCCTTTTCTAGGCTCCCATCCAAACGCCTGTAGCTGACTTGAGCACAGCAACTAGAACTAACCATCAACGCTTGTTCTAGCGTCAATTGTTCATCGTCTAGCCAGTATTCAAAGTTGCCTTCGTCGTCCCAATCTGTAGACACATACGGCATATGCCATTGGCCCGGATATAGAAGGTCTGGAACACTCCGCTTAAGCTGCTCCCACATAGCATCAGCTAACGCTTTAATGGTGGGGTCTGCATCTGTATGTCTACGTAGCCAGAACCAGTTATCTCCTTCTGTGAAGGTAAGAACTGTCTTCATCCTCTGGAACGGCTCTAGGAGACGATTAGCAACCTGTTTATGTGCTCCTTCATTCATCATGAATTCAGCACTATCGCAGGCATTTAAAGCTGCGGAACACCACTCCCCAATAACCGCACTTTTTGCGGAGTCGTCCAGCTCTTCATTGGCCTGCATTCCCGGCTGATTCTTTCCCCAATGCACAGGCATCGCAGGATCGTTACGAACCATCTCAATAACTTTAGAGATAGGAATAGCTCGACTACTTGCAGCGTTACGGCTGAAGAGGCGATGTGTCATCAATTCAGAATGGATTAAGCGAGGATATTCTAATTCGAATGTTACAATCTGTTTACCACTGAGTGCACAAATGCTATGTGCAATAATTACCGCTGAAATCAATCTTTCCCTCCGATACAACCAAATTTAATACCGCCACTGCCGCTCTCAGAATAGAATTGACCTTTAACTTCTTGGCAGTGTTTAACCATTTCTATATAAGCCTCTTTAGTGCGTTCTCTTTCACAACTGACCATGCCAAATACAATAGCCAGAGTTATAAATATAACCGCCCCAAGCTCTCCCATTTATTGAACCTTAACCAGACGTAGAATATCCAAAACACCTGTAGCAACTTCACCATTTACAACGGCAGTAGGTAATGAACGGACATTAAGTTCACTTGCAAGCTTGAAGCCTTCGTCAGTATCAAAGTCAATCACCTCGTACTTAATGCCGCGACTATCAAACATTTCCTTAAGTTGTTTGCAACCGCTGCACCATACAGCGCTAATTAGTTTAATTTCCACCTTAAATTGCCCTCACATAGTCAACAACAGTTACTTGCTTCTCTATACGCTTCAAACCTTCTGCAACTACGTAGTAGTTATCTCGTCCCCAATCATATGTATAGGTACACCCTACACGGGCATAACGGTCGATCTTGGAGTTATAAATACAGAACTCCATGAAAACTTCTCTTTTCTCAGGAATTTTTTCTAGATCAAACTCTTCTTCGGCGGAATAATCATTGTTCTTACACCATTCTTTGTAATGATCTTCGGATTTGAAATAAAGCATGTATCTCCTTTAAATAATAACGACACAAACTTCGTAGAAAGGAACTCCCAATAAATAGAACTCCCACACGTAGTATTCATTATCTTCTATTCGCTCTAACTCTTCTTTCTTTGCTAGAGCTTCATGATATGTGTTGTAAACCATAATGATTTAAACAACATCAAACTTATCTGCACGTTCTTGTGCTTGCTGGTTGCTATACGTACCAGAAGAGTAACGCTTACCTAGCTTCAAAATGTTTGCTGTAATCGTCTCTTCACGAGTAATGCCGTAGCCTTGTCGCAAACCCTGCATATAGAACTCAAGGTCTCCCAGCTCTTCGACAACGTTCTCACGGTCTAGTGGTTTGTTGTAGATTACGGATTTCTTAACAGCGTCTAGAAGCTCTCCTGCTTCACCGCTTACGCCTACAGCCATGTGTAGAGCATGTGCCTTATCAGGCGTCAGTTCATTCAAGATTGCTTGGCCGTCTTTAGCCAGTGCTGCAACCATGTGTTCAAATCTAATTGTCATATATCTCCTTATAAGTATTTTCGGCAAAACTTTTTAACTGAGAAGTCTTCCCAGCTTTTAATTTTAAATGGTGAAAAGCATTCAACATTTTGGTCATAATGGCTCTCGAACAGTACGCGCTGTAGCATGTTGAAACCTGCTAGCTGTTCGTTGCGGTCATCTATCATTGCAACGAGAGAGTTAGCCATTAGGTACTTCTCTTTAGTAGCAATGTAGCCTTCCATAAACGGAAAGTGTTCTTTTAGCCAATAGTACTTCGATTTATTGTGATTACCCTTAACACTGCTAATGAATACAATACCGAAGTATTCAGAAAGTTCTTTCAGAGCCTCTACACTTCCTGCATGTGGTTGAAACTGTGAGTAATCTAGTTCACGCCAATATTGCAGTGTGTCTTCTAGGTCTGGATAAAGAGCACCTAGATTGTAAGGAAGAACTCCATTCTTTATTAGCTTCCATCCTTCCAGATCACACGTATACGCTGAATCTTGACTGTTTAACCAATCTAACCAGCCCAACTCACTAGAAACTAGAGTGATATCTACGTCTACTCCAATTAAACGCTTAGGCCCCAACTTTTGAATCCTCAAGCTTCAACACTTCGTTGATGTAATACTGTGCCTTACGGATATCTTCGATACCGTTCTTATTCATGCAGCGAACCAGATATTGAACTGCTTCCTTGTAGCAAGAGCTTTGGAAGTGGGAGAAGTGAACAACACTACTCGTTTCAATTCGATCCAACAGAAGCTTCATAAGGTCTTTTACTTCGAAGTCTTCAATCAACATGTAATGAGGCGGAGCATTTACATAGTCAACCTCTGAAGCACTTGCTTCAATGCTTGCTTCACTCTCTACGTCTGTATGTGGTATAGCAAACGTAAACTTTGCAGGGACAGCGGAATCCTCTACAGGGCCGATACTCGAAATTGGAACCCACTCAGCAGCGTTTCGAGTAAATGAAACTAGACGGTAGGGGAAGTACGTTGAATCAGAGGTGTCTACCGCATCTACCACACAAACTTCACCTAGTCGAAGATCGATAACACCTACCGTATTTTTAATCTTCACTGTATCGCCAACTTTATATTCAAGTGCCACTTTGTATATCTCCTTTAAAATGTTTCAAAATTGTTGAGTTTTTTCTATCAGGCACAGTTATTCCTCCCTCTTAATCTGAGGATACATAGCTATGCTATTTAATGTTTGGTTGCTACTTAGGCAGTACTATCCGTCCAAGTAACTTCGACCTTGATGCTTCCGCGAACAAAGCCATTCTTATCTCTAGGTAAAATATTATGATATTTGCCAAAGGCTTCATGTAAATCTTCTTCCAAGTCCAACATATTTTCTATGCCGTATTCAGCGGAGAAGATTCTAGCCCTACCAGTCACAGGTAGAGGCTCAACAGGTACACCCTGAAAACTCCCAACATCGTCTATAATAATGACATAATCTCTCGGATTAAATTGTTTCAAAAAAGTCCTTATTTTTCTTTAGGCAAAAACTAGCACTGCGTCATCATCAAGACCAGCCACGGAAATGAATTTGAATCAGCAGTGCTTGTGGTGAAGTATACAGGGTTAAGTAATGTTTGCAAGCAAAGATGTTCTTTTTTCTTTCGAAAGGAGGTTTGTTCTCCCCTTCCGCTGTACACCTGTTCGCAAGTTCCTGTAACGCTGGAACTTTCCAAGGTTTGTATACACGAATCCATCTTCGATCCACTCAGACATATCAGGTACAGCGTCTATATAAACGTCAAAATTCGGTAGGGTATTATCCCATGACGCCAAAATTCCGTACAACTCTTCGAGAGACCGAACGTCATCGATGTTATAGTCACGCATCTCTTTCCAAGCTTCAGGATTACCCTTCAGACATTCCGACCACAACAAATGACCGGGGAATTGCTGATGTGTACGTTTCTTGTACATCTTGCATAGCTTCTCTGTCATGTATTGGAGTTTGTTGCTTGTAAATCCGAACTGGCGTTTTGCTATCTCAAATGTATCAATCTGGCGGAAAGAAGACGGCTTAGGGAACCCGTTCAGGATCAACCGTGCATTGATCTTCTTAACATCGAAACGTTTAGAGTTCTGACCTACTACAAAATCTGCTTCGTTAAGTAAGTCCCACAAAATTTCTAGAAGCTCATAGTCATCTTCGAAATCTTCAGCTTCAGAGAGGTCATGATAAATAATCTCTTCTGAGTGTCCCCACTTAGCACAGAAAGAAAGAATACTCCAATCTTCTTGTATCTGCGGAAGTCCTACATTGTTATCCCAAAGTTGCCACACTTGGGCAAGAATTGGTTTTAATTCGATATCAATAAAGAGAATTTTAGGACCGTTAACATCTGCGTTAATCGGCAGGCTACCAAAATTAGTTGCTTTCTTTTTTGCGAAATAATCGTTAATTGCTGATTTGCTTTTACCGATCATCTTAGAGATTTTACGGCTTGGGTATCCTTTGGCTTTTAGCTCATCTGCGTACTTATGCCATTGCTTAATTTGCATTAACTCTCCTTTGTAAGTTTAACTTTAGAAAATATTTGAATCAAGGAATTTGAAACATTGTCGAAAACTTGTTGTTTCTGAATTACTGATAGTTTGTGAAAATCGCTCTGTAGGCGTTGCAACATCTCGATATGCTCTTCAGGATTCCACTGAGATTCGACAGTACTAAAAAGGCTAATTATTTGAGCGGACATTAATTCAACCCTAATTGATTTACGAATACATACCAGAACACTTGTAGCTCTACACACTTCTCACACAAGAGAAAAAAGCCTTCTTTGTAGAGTTCAAATAGACACTCCATTACTTTATTCTTCAATTTTTAAAAACTCCTTAATAAGTCTCGCTAGTTCAGTGGGCAGGTCTGGCTTCAGTGCATACACATGTTCCAAAAGGTCTTCAGCCTGCTTCAGTCGATCTTCGGCAGTACCGACAAGCTCTACTAATTCGTAAACATCTTGTTCATCGAACTTAGGTGCTCGTGGCGAAATACGTTCTGCAATTAGGGGGAGTCCATACGACTCACACTGCCAACGGTGAATACGTGCAAATGCAGCTTTAGCATGGTTAGCTGCTCGCCAACTTGTTTTTCCTGAAGGTGCCCGGAAAACCTCACCAGTAGTCTTGTGGCGGATAATATATAGAGAATACTTCTTATCTTTACTCATGCTGCCTCTGCTTCTTGAAATACATGATAATTTTGGTAACGATCAATAAGTGCTTTTGCGACTCGTGAATCAGTTTGTTTTGCTGCTAATTCTTTAGCTCGTTCTAATTTATATGAAAGCCAAGCAAGATGAGCTTCAAGTTCTGTATTGAAATTACCTAGATAAGTTGTCTTACCTAGACCATCACCACAAGCGGAAGTAAACCTTTTGTCTCGCTTATGCCAGTGGACGCCAATCATGTATTCACCACGCTTACTGTCTCTTTCAATCAGGAAGCTATTTACATGAGAGTCAACAAAAACACACGTCAGCGGCGAATATTCTTTATTGTTACGGAAGAGTATGTCTTTATCTAACTGCTTACCTTCCCAATCTTGCTTCTCCATCCAAGATTTAAAGTTTGAGAAAGTTTTCCACTCTTCACAAACGTAACAATCTTTGTACGTTGGTTTGAGTGTGTGCCAACTTCCTGAGTAGCACCGCTCAAGCATTTTCTTCCATCTAGCGTAGAAAGGACAAATCCGTAATCTCTTATGCTTTCCATCAATTTGTACATTCGTTGCAACTACATAATCAGCATCATTAATTCCAACGCCAAAAATTAATTTACTTTTTCTCCGTACTGTCACTAAGTATTCTCCTTACTTGTGCCCTCCTCTTATCTGCATTCGATTCAGGAATTAGGCCATTCTTTTTAATGAAGTCTTTATCTTTCTTCGTCTTACATATTTCGATTACTTCCTTCTCCACTTTTGCCTCTTCGAAAGTAATACCAAGACGTTCAGATAATGTTTTGATTGCATGGCAACCGTCTTTACATAGAACCTGAAGATCATCAAAACCAACCATCAAAATGTTGTTAAAATAATCTTCAAAATCTTCAACACGCGTGAATGAGTGATTGCCTCTGATGTGGTCAATCTCAACTTCATTTACTTTGAAATGTTCACCGCAAATCTCACACCGTACTTTCCATTTAGTACGTGTGTTGTTATCCATATCTGCCTCTGTGTGTTGATACAGATACGCTAACTTTGTCGGACTCTTCATCCATGCTTGACGTATGGCACTGCGTACAACCTGTACCATTGTCTTTTCAGGGGCTTTGCCTGTGACTGGATCGATTTGCTTCAGAAACTTAGCGAGATTGGCTTGCCGTTTCTCAATATCTGCTTGGCTCGGAATCATAAGAGACCGAACCTTTGCAGAACTTCTTTAATGTACACATCATCGCCTTCAAATCGCTTCATGCGTGCCATTTGAAAGTTTTCTTCGAGAACGTACAGCCAATCGACTTCGAACTCGTCACCACGCCAACCCTTAATCATTACGGGTTCAGGGTAGAGTTCTTCCTTGTAGATTCGAACCAACCCCTCTAGAGCTTCCTTATCGTTTGTGGCTTGGCTAAGAATATCGAATGAACTCTTATCTCCCCATGCACGCTCACTGGCAGAGTTGGCTTTATAATTATCGCTAGAGTCTCCGCTACCTATCTGATGGTAGAGGAAAGCTCTTCCAATTCCCTTAACATGACCTTTAGCACTTAAGAACAACTTGCCGAAGCAATCGCAATCTTGAATACCAACATCAGGATTATTAGGATTAAACCACCTTACCGGTTGCCCAGCGTAATCTTTATCTACTCCGACAAGTACATTATCAGGATTCTTATAGCAATCCATTACACATACATCGTCAGCTTCGTAATCTCTTACTGTTTCTAAATTAAATTTCTTAATTAGATAGTCTTCAACTTCCTGCATGTATACTGCACGAAGTGTCTCTTCACGATTGCCTTTGTATTTAATGATGGTGGAAAGGTTTACCCGGAAGCTATCACCCTTTCCAATATAGCCTTTATATTTAGTTGTACCGACTTTCTCTAATGTTCGCTGAAACATTAACTTTGCAGAGTGGAGAACGTTGTTTAGAGGTTCGGGAGTTTGTACATCGACGATTTCGAATTCGTCTAACATAAACGGGGAGGTTCGATTCTTATTAAGCTCGCCTAACCAACCACCTGACTTCTTTTTATCTCTTCCGTAAAACTCTGTACGGGTTTTGAACTCTTTTTCTCTACCGCTTTGCTTATGGATTACTTGGATCGATCTTTTTTCGCCTGCACAAGCTACTGCATATTTTATAAAATCGGTATCTACAATTGCTTTTAGACTCAAATATCCTCCTCTAAAATTAAATAATATAGTCCGTGCTTTTTCAGTATTGAAGACATTTTCTGATTCTCTTGAATAGTCCCGCGTTTATCGGCTAACAATCTATCAACCATTTCTTTTAATACTGATTCAAAGTTACTGTTTGGATTAGTATTGAGAACGAAGTGTTGAATTGTTCCATCGTTCTCATGTTTCTTTGCCATTTCTAAGAAGAAAGCGTAATCCGTAGGCTTCATTCGTAATTCTCGAAATCAACTTCTACGCGGCGATGGTCGATATAGTAAGGAGGTTCACGGAATACTGCTTGTAACTCTTCAAGAGTAATTGTCGAAGCATCAAATACACCTACAACATTATCCCACCCCAAATCTCTTGAAGTTACTACATATACATATTTCATCAGTGCCAATGCTCGAATAAGTTTACTGTTGCTTCTTCACCTGTAAGTGCTTTGAAGATATTTGCTGAGGCGACTACTTCTGTTGCAAAATCTTTTACCTCGCCTTTATATACGAAGAAACCAACGTAATAACCGCTATCTGAGTAACGACTAGCAGGTTTAACTTCTAAGTGATCTACTAATTCAATATCACCGCCATACTTATCTTCAAGCTCTCCAACTTGAAGAAGACCGTGTTCGATTAGATATTGCTCTGCATCCTCAGCATACGTCCCGATACACAAATAAGCTGTACACTCTACTCCCATTAATCTTCACTCCTTGAAAGTGCAACTTCCATAAAAGCATCGTCCACTAGATTGAAACCGTCTTTACAGTCGATTGCATCATCTACCGCATAGTGATCGATACCTGCCTCTTTTATACTGTCAAAGAAGGCTCCCCATGCTTTTTGAAGTACTTTTCTAGCTTCTTCGTACTTCATAATTAAGCCCGATAAGCAGAAGCACAAAGGCCCATTGTGGCGTAAGCGGTGTGCATACCGTCCGCATCAGCTCCAAAACCTTGTACAACTCCGCGAGTTACACCGAGAGATTTACTTACAAGATTGGCATCGATGTTTGCGGCTAGGAAGACTGTCTGATAGCCCTTATCTTCTGCTTTCGTCATCAACTCTTTAACTTGAAGTCCGGTAAATTCCTTGCTTGAATTTTCTGCACCGTCTGTAAGTACACAGATGATTGCTTTCTTCGGATTGATCTCTTCTAGCTTAACTAGAGACATACCGAGAGCGTCATTCAGCGCAGTCATACCACGAGGTACGTAGGTTTCAAGAGTCAACTCTTTAACGTCTTGAATATCAGTCTGGTCTTCAACGACTAGATACTCATGGTCGAACAATACAAGGGTAAGATTGGCCTTACCTTTAACTGCTTTCTGTTCTGCGAGGAAGGCATTGAAACCGCCGATAGCTTCTGCTGTAAGTGGACGCATAGAGCCACTACGGTCAATAATTGCGAAAATCTCAACTGCTTCTTTTTGTTTAGTCTTACTCAAGTAACTCTCCTTAAAGTGCCCTTCCGAAGAAGGGCTAAATGTTTCAAAAAAGTTAGGAATTTATTGCGGACGAACAAAAACCATCAGAACGGAATATCGTCGTCAAGGTTATCAGGCACCGGCTTCGTGGCTGGCTTCGACTTAGTAGTCTTAGTCGGCTTAGGAGCTTCCTGTTCCTGTTGTTGCGTATCTGCTTCCGGCTTCTCTTGGGCAGGCTTTGTACCGCGAACCTCTTCAATCTGCTTCTGAATAACGCTGCCTTCGTAGTTACTTGCCCTTTTAATAGTGTTTACTACGTGAGCACGCAATTCTTTAATTGCGGTAGGTTCGTTCTCTTTGTTGAACTGAATCATCATAGGAGTTGTGAGCATTTCAGGAGCTACCTGACCACGGCCCAAACCTGAAACGAACTTTACATATTCGGTATAGTACTGCTTACCTTTACTTTCTTTAAAAAACACTTGAGCTTCAAATTGGAAAGCTTTACCCAACAGCTCGCTAATACGTTGTGGTTTGTATACTTGTCCCGGCTGGATTGCTTTATCTGCTACAGCCATTTTGTAGAACAGGTTCTTCTGATCCAAACTCCAATCGCCCAGCTTCTTGTTCACCTTCAGAGGAGTAGGACGGCCAATCACCATGCCTTGATCTTGAATGTAGAACTGACCACCCAACCAGAGACGTAGAGGGAGCGGCTTGGATTCACCAAAGAAGATGCCTTTATCAATCATGATATCGGTAAAATCAATACCTAACGCTGCACACTGTACCGGCTTCTGCGGGTAGCACTTTAGGCGTACTGGCTTCTTGGTTTCAGGGTCAATACCGTCTTTAAAATAGGTATCTGGATACTCTGCAATAGTCTTGCGTTCGTCCTCTTCAGTACCATTAAAAACATTCTCTGCGTCTGGTAGTTCTTGTGTACCAAGATCGACTAGCATTGCAACGTGACCAACAAGAGTTTCACGCTGTTGGAGTTGTGCTGTATCAACTACATACTTATTCAGTTCATCGAAATCAACTTGAACTTGACTGGAAGAGTTATTTTGGGCAGCACCGTATACTTCAAATGACATTTAAATTATTTACCTTTTAATTATAGAGATTTTTACAAATAGAGTTTATCGCGCTTTTACGATATCTTTTAATTTCTGATTGATAGATCGTGTGGTGTGCGGAGCTAGTTGGAAAGTATGTTTTACTTGACCGTGCTTCATAATAGTAGTTGCTTGATACGCCTTATCTACTACTTCGCTACCCATCTTACCGGACAACATACCAGCTAATTGTTTAGCTTCACGACGCAGAAGCTTTGCTTTCTTTTGATTCAATTATTTCTCCTATCGCTTTAAAATTACGCCGAGAATCAGCCAGTAAACTGTCAAAAATACAACACCTAACAAGAATGGAATCCACAAAGGAGCAAATATCCAAACCCATGACCAAGTTGCTACAATCCCAATACCTACAAGTTTCAGAGTCAGAAAAATTAGGAAGATAGCGAAATATAGATAATACATTAGTTAATCACCTTGTATTTCGTAACAGAATACCCTGAATCACTGATGCACCAGTTCCAATAAGATGCATACTCAGTACTGTCCATGTCTCCATTACGGAACTTTACAGCTACGTGGGTTCCGCCGAGTACCGGCATATACCCCGGATTATCATGCCAACCATCGTCGTCAATTGTTGACTCATTTGCTGCTAGACGTTCTAGCATCATTTCTTCGTACTTCATGAAATCAGTGAACACTTCAAAGTGGATGAACTTTTGAACATCACCTACTTGCTCTAAACAAGTTACTGCACCCATTATCGAATCACTCGCTCTTCAGTGAGTTGGTATTTACGCTGCAAGATTGCCGCTGGCATTTCATAATTCTCTTTGTAGAAGTTCTTTGCTTCCCGAGCTTGCGAACGAGTATTAAGAATCTCGACCACTGTTTCATTACTTTTATCTACTACTGCGTACTCATATTTAATCGCTTGCATTTTCTTCTCCTGTTAATCTTCTTCCCCGTATGCTTCGTTAAACATATCCTGTGCGAAGCTATAACCATCCCAATTATCTACGCCTGCTGCCTCAAGGCATCCTAGAAACATTTCACGACCTAATAGCTGGTCGTATCTATCTTCTGAAATAACTACAACATCATCACTCAAAGATACTCACTCCCTTCGACTCTATCTCTCACGATCAAAACAGCATCGTGACTGTAATACCCGTCGTGTTCGTTGTAAGCTATGAATTGAAACATCCCACTGCTTGTATAGACGTTAATAAACATTACTCCACCGTCATATACTGCTGGTATGTCTTTAACGTTTAGAGCCTCATCAACAACTCCAACAGAGATAAGCTCAGCACCTACAAACTCCTCAAGATTATCTTCTGAAGTCAGGTATCCCCAATTCTCACAGCAACTTTGAGTGTTGCTGATTCCCATCTTGACTTGCTCCCCGTCTTCTAGCGAGATCACATAGCCGTCATACTCGTCACGCCCTGAAGGGATAAGCGGAAAGCTTGTTTCTTTAATGCTAACTATTTTACTCAAAATTGTTCCACTTTTTTCCTAACCGAAGTTATGAATGATACAGATGTACTTCCGCATGGTCAACAATATTCTTAGCTATTTTGGATTTATTTCTCTTAGTGGCAATCTCTCCAATTTCGACCTAGCATATAACCAGCGGAAAGGTCAACATTTAAATTATAGTATCTACCTGCTTCTACTACAGATTCGATAGCTAATTCACCTGCACGGCAGTATGCAACGTAAAAACCGCCGTTTTTGGCTGGCTTAATGTCTGACCAAATCTTGTTTTCCGATTCTTTAAAATTCTTAGCCTCTTCTTCAGTTGCAAAAGTCTTAAAACGGACAGACCGTTTTGATACCTCAAGCTGAGCTTCGTCGTGATACGCAATCAACTGTTGACAGAATTCCTTCTGTCTCCAATCCTCCCTAAAGAAGTCTACAGATAACCCTTCAGCCTTCAGTTTACGGTCATGCAACACCATTGCACGCTTTGCACAAATAACGCCTGCGGACTGGAACAAACTGTTCAGAATCGCATGTGCAGAACGTGTCGGAACTTTACGACCATCAATCCCAAGGATAAATTTTTTCTCGCCTGTAGTTTCCCAATAATGCTTAAGACGGTCTTTTAGCTCCTTCAGTGGGAAGGCTGCTTGCCAGAACGCTTCGAAAACAATATTACCCGTTGTTAAGTCGCTACCAATCGTCTTAGCTACTTTTGCCGCCTGTGCTCCATAAGTGCAACCATATTTCACATTCTTTGCAGGAGAACGTGCGAACTTACGACCGATAATCTCACTAATACGTGCTGCCATTTTAGTGTGTACATCGTTTGGCTTATCCATTGTAAGAGAATGGCAATACTCTTTATCTGGATCGTATCTCCAACAATAATGGGCTTCCTCTTTAGCTTCTAAGCTATCGAAGTCGTATCCAATTTGAAGGCAATCGTCATCCGTACCGAACAATGCACGCATCTTCGGACCATATAACGAAGTAACACGAGGAATGTTAGCAACTGATTTATGTTTCATCCGGGAAGTTGCAGCACCGCAAGTATCTGCCGGTGTTGGAATACGTCCATCTTCCCTTACGTTAGCGACATATCCTTTTTCTGGTTCTTCATCCTCGTCCCAATCAATACCACCACCAAGAATACTATTCCGACGATGTTTATAGGTTAGGTATTCAACTACATCTTTAGCAAATGGGAAATTCTTAATAATATCGTTTAGATTTGGGTCCATTTCCTTGTCTTGACCAACTGTGAAGCTTGGATTGGTCAGTACTTTGATTTTCCGCCCCTCTCTAAAACTCATCAACTTCTTTTTGAGGTTTTTAGGAGTTGTTTCTAAGTGGTCGCATCGGTCCTTACAAAAGTTACTGTTTAAAGTCTGTTCAACATATCTATCAATAGCCTCTTCCAACTTCGTTAGAGTAAGTTGCTCTTTCTTAGTGTTTACAGACAGGTCTTTCTCTTTGTACTCTGAGACGTTCCAACCTAGACCGACAAGCCAATTCTTAATGTGGGTCGTATCGTCAATTGTGGCGTCCATTTCCGTGATTAAAGGCTCATTCGGGAGTGGGAGCTTGTAGACGTTCCCCCAAAGCTTTACCTGCCTTCCTTCTAGGAACTCTCCACCATGTTTTTCAACAAATTTTAGAAGGTTCGACGTTGGTTCTCCGTTTTGCTTGAACTGCAATTTCGGAGGCGTAAAGTCCTTCATGAACTTCTGTGTAGCTGGGCGTTTAGGTAGGATAGGTTCTACCCGCTGCCTACGCTCTTCCATAAGCGCATCCAACTCACGTATGTTGCTTTCAGCCAAGTCCTTATCGAAGAAAAAGCCCCTATGACTCTGCCGGGTAATAACATCGGCTACAGCCTTCTCTAGAGCTATAGGACCAGCCCACGGCCAATTACCTTTCTCGGCCTCAAGCATCATGTAGACCGCTGTATTGGCTTTTACGTCATACAGACAGTAGTAGAGCATGTCAGCGGCAAAAAACTTGAATCGCTCGCTCTCGTGTACCTCCTTACGGAACGAGACCTTACGTACACCTGCCTTTTCGGACAGCTTGTCAAGGCTGTGCCCACCGTATCTATCAGGATTGAGCGTCTTCGACATTACAAGCGTGTCTACGAACTCTACTGGCTTACCGCACCAAGTATCCTCCCCTATTGTGTATTCCATCCCCTCTTCGAGCTTTCCAACAAGCAAGTCGAAGTTGATTTGGTTATGGGCTACAACTTTAACAATTGGACTACTTTCGATATAAGGTTTAAATTCTTTAAGAGGTCGGTGTTCATACTCTAGAGGCTGGTAGTCCTCTAGAACATATTGATTTACACCATCAGTTTCATCGTACTTGCGACCGTCCAAGATATACGTAGGACCGTCATAGAAAGCAATTAGTTTTCTAGTTTCGTGCTCTTCAACAACAATTACATGTGTCTTGAATGAATCTCGAAGCTTATACGGAATAGCTGTGTAATCAATCGCTGTTTCGTCTAGTAGTCCTGTTGTTTCCCGGTCCCACGTTATAATCAAATGTCTCTCCTTTAAAACTCTACCTGCATAGTTAACATGTAGTCGTCTTTGTCATATAGTTGATGTTCTTCATTAACATATAGAAGTTCGCCTGCATTCCCTGTGTTACCAATACCACGAGCTTTTGTTAGCTTTAGCTTTGTCGTATTCCTAATCATAGGGTCTGCATTTTCTTTATCGCGGGTCGCAATCAAGTTGATGGAGCCGGATTTAAAAATACTGCTGTGACCGTGCATATCTTCTTCATGAAGTTCAGCACCGGCACTGTTTGCTTTTTGTCCCTTACTAGACTTACGGGAGTGGTTGATATTGATGAAAATAATACCTTCACTCTTACGTAGGTCTTTCTGCCACTTCATGAACTTAGCTTGTTCATCTTCCGGCAGTGCATCGAAGATATCTTGTAATGGATCAAGCACGATTACTTTACATCCTAAACCACGGACAAGGTATTCAACCTTAGCCTTTAAGTTATCAATATCAGCATCAACCAGATAGAAACGCGGGTCTCCATTCTCTTTCTGCCAAAGTTGTTTACGTCGCTCAATGTTTTCAGGGCGACTAATAAACTCAATACGTTCTTCAGGAGTTTCGAGTAAGTTAATCTTGAACTTCAAGTATTGACTACTCAAGTTAACTGCATATTCCCCTTCAGAAGCTTCAAGCGAAACAATACCAACAGTAACGTTCTCATTCGTAATCCAGTGAAGGATTAGAGCGTCTGTAATAGTGGACTTACCAGTACCAGAAGCCGAAAGAATATTAACGATACTGTCATAAGGAAAACCACCACACAGCATGTTTTGCAACTTGTGCATGAATGGCGGAAGACTGAGACGAGGAGTACTAAGGTACTCAAGCATCTTATCTTCTAAGTCGAGACTTGAAGTAACGCCTTCAGGAACGAATTTCCGTGCATTGAAAAACGCTGCTACCCACTCTTTCTCTTTTCCATTCACGAGATATTTATTACTATCTCCGGCTGGCAAGCGCATAATGTATACTTTACCTTTCGGAAGAACTTTCAAGAGCTTTTGTGTTGCTTCCTCTCCCGCTGGGTCTGCGTCATAACAGACGATAATACGTTCGAATCGGTCAAACCATTCATATTGCTTTTGTACTTGGTTAATACCGCCTGTTTCGCCACATGTTGCACTAACTACCGGAATTGCTTCATAAGCATCATTGCCGCGTTGCTTTTGATAGTTACGTAACATCTGGAAGCCGGATAACTGGTCAATCTCACCAGCAACCAACAAAGCATACTTACCTACAGAGTTTTTGAATCTGAATTGTCCGAAAAGCTCGCAATCCCTACCAGTAATGCCGATAGGTTTGCTAAAATCTTTAGGAATATGACGACTTTTATAACCGCTAATTTCGTAGTTAATAGTTGTTGGGTAAACCTGACGAGTGACTTCACCTGTAGTCGCATCGTACTCGTGACGCACACCGAAATAAGCACACGTTTCTCTTGTTAGTCCCCGGAACCCTGCCGGGTCTACACCTGTAACTGCTTTTAACTCCTCATGAACCTCTTCGTTAAAAATACTACCCATAATCTCTACGTAAGCTTCCTCTTCCTTTTTGTAGAATTGCGATTCAGTACCCGGCTTAAGTAGGCCATGCCCACTCCAACAATAAATTCCACCATCAGAATAAACCGCTGCATTATTTTGTGACCTGTCCCGACCTTCTTTAGCACATTTCCAACATTGTTCCTTCCCTACAACGTGTGCCATTTACATCTCTTTATTTAAACCAACCAAGTTGTTTAGCTTTTTCAAGCGCTTTAATTAGGTTCTCCACACCTTCGACGGAAGATGGAAGCATAAGATGTTCTCCCATTTCGTCATATATACGCGGAAAAGCTTTTCCGTAGTTTTCAATATAACTTGCAGCAAAAACACAAGGATCGTCTTCACTAAAAACAATCTTAGTTATTTCTCCTTCTTCTTTATGTTCTCTAATATCGATTTCCATAATTAATCCTTACTCAAACCAATCAAGCTCAATAGCTTTTTCGATAGCTTTAATCAAATTAAGAGCGTGTTCTTTATTACAAAGATTCACATAATCACAGTTATCTCGAATAGATGTGTAATGGCTCTTTGTTAATGTATGGGCATGGGAACCCTCATCGGCAAACACAATCTCATTAATTTCTTCTTCTGTTTCACGAATATCAATCTGCATAATCACTCCTCTAAATGCTCCTGTTAGCCTCTCAGGGTAAACTCGTTAAAATTATTCCAAATCCACTTATTGCTACTTCCTAATCTTCCCTTATAGCCTTCTACCACCCCGTTCTCTGTAAGCTTCTTGATTGTTGACATGACGGTCTTTCTGTCCACATTAAGAGCTTCTGCAATTTCGTTTACAGTATCAAGGAACTCGTCACCGTTCCTGTTGAACGTAATCCAACGTTCCTTCATGTAGGTATAAATAATCTTTTCGCTTAAAGTTATAGGGACAAGATTTCCAACATTATTTACAAAAAATCTAGCCGACAGCAGACCATAACTAATTTGCACAATAGCTCCTAAATGTTTCAAAAAAGTTGAGATTAAATTAAACGCAATAGCACATCCGCCTGAGTTTCAATCCAAACTCTAGCTCCACATGGTAGAGGCTTATCAGGGGAATACTTAACTGTTGCTACAACCTTACCAGCTTCAATAATGTCAACTTCGTGTGCATATTGATTGCTGTTATAGGTTTTGACGGTAAGTACTGGTTCTGTCTTTCCGTCTTTTGCGTTTGATCTAATTTTGTGTTGGTTTACATGAATAATCTTCTTCTTCAAATCCTATACTCAAATGTTTCAAAAAAGTTAGGATTTTTCTTCAGACGAATTGATACCGCTTAGAACGTCTTTCATTATCAGGTACAAACCTGCATTACGTTCTTCTAGGATCGTTTCGATTATCTCTTGTATCGCCATTAATTCTTCAATCGGGAATTTATTAAGAATTCCGCGTAACTCTTCTTTTGTTAAATGCTCCAACTACTACGCTCCAAATTTAGAAAACTCCTCTACTGCATCCTCAAAGCCAATCGAATAGCCTGCGGAATACCCCTCCCGTTTCGACTGTTCCAGCTTCGCGTTCAACTCAGCTAGAGTCATGCACACAACCTCTTGTACCTTTTCCGTCTGCGGTACGGGCACAAAGCTAGTCATACTACACCCCGAAAGCACATTTCTTCATAACTCCCAAGAATTTGTAGGTTAATTACTCGGCTCAAGAGTTCCCTATCATCTACTACATCAATGCTCTTGTCAAGCACATAAATAGATTTTGCTAAAATATACCACCCATCTACAGGCAAAGTGTACGATAGCGCATCATGGGCGAGCTGAATGTCTACCTTAATAGGTTCCTTCGGTAGCTTTTCAGCGTTTAAAACGAAATAAGAAATTCTGTACGCATGTAGCCAGACATTAGAATAATCCTCGTCTAGTAGCAAAGGTAAGCTCTTCTGTATGCCCTTACGGATTGCTTCAGAAACGTGCCAGCGAGTAAGCTGTTCAGTCGTTCCCAAAATGTTCACTTCGAATGGGTTTGGCAAATAATGTACTGGAATTCTCACAGGCCACCGACCTCTACTATCTTCTGACCTTTAACTAAGGGACTCAAATCAAGCAGAGCGTAGTAACCGAACACCCGACCACTGATACCATCACGGACACCGAATAGAAATTTACTTATCTCGCGGATAGCTTCTTGCCCAGCAACCCAATCTTGAAATTCGTCTTTACTCATTATTCCTACGTGCTGACGGATTACTTCCATTTTTTAATTTTCTCGAACTATCTTAAATTCTGTAATTTTCGAAAAATCTGGAATTTGTTCTCCGTTGTAAATGAGTCTCCACGTCCCATCTGGTAATTCATCAAAATGGATCATTTTTTGTTTTGTCCTAACTGCCGTCACTTTGGAAAGCTCTAGCGTTAACCCTGCACCTACAAGCTCTACAGCCCTTCTCACAGCAATGTTCTCCAAAAAGTTGACATTTTTCTCAAGGCTCGATGGGACGGCATACTGCCATCGCCTAACGAGAGCGTCAACAAGATTTTTTAGAAATTTTCAAAAAACTTAAATTTTTAGAAATTCTTGAGGAATTTATTTTTTCCTGTAGGATTCGCTTCGAATTGACAGAAAATGTCGATGAAAATAGCCCTCTAGCCTTAGTGCCACGTGGGTTCTAGAGAAAAAACACCCTGATATGGAGGCCCGGTATGCAGGATGTGAGGATGGAGAGTGGTTCTGATGCTATGCGGTATAGTCGATTACTGACATACAGATTGCGTGTCAGAAAGTCAGTAAGTAACCGGGTTCGTTGGTATCCGTACAAAGACAATGAAGTGTTGTCTGTTGTTGTATATAACCTCATAGCTTGCCTACGGAAAGGGAGTACTCTTGCCTACTGTCGTAGTAAGAATTCTGCTTACGGTGTCGGTAGAAAGAAGATAAATCCTGAAAGAGTTATAAAAGCTGTAAATTTCCTTGAAAATCAGGGTCTTATAACCAACCATATTGGTAAATCTTCAGTATTTCTTAACAATAGGTCATCATCTTGGATCGAACCTACAGATAAATTCCTGAATGAATGGGGGTTTCAAGAAATTGTTGAATTAGCTGAACAAGATTATCTAGAACAAGTAGAAGTCATCGAATTACGAGATTCTGATAAAAAAAGTATTTCCTATAGAAATTCTGAACATATTGAGAGAATGTCGGAATCTGTAAGAAATCTGAATAAATTGAATGAATCTTCAGAAATTCGAGACGGTACAGGAAAATTACTAACAAATATTTATTGCAGAATTTTCAATGAATCTTTCGAGCATGGTGGTCGCTTCTATCATGCCGATGTGTTGGCAATAAAGAACAGGGATGATAACGCAAGGCTAGACATTACGATAGACGGTAAGCCAGTCGTCGAAATCGACTACTCAAACCTACATTTTCGTATTGCCGCTGCAATGGAAGGCTTAGACTCCAATGAAATTCCTCTAGATGTTTACTCAGGAATTTTAGAAGACGAGAAAAATCCAATAGATCGACGTATCGTGAAGCTCGCTGTGAACATGATGTTCAACTGCGATAACGAGAAGAAAGCACGTGCAGCAATCCAAAAAGAAATTAATTATTTAAAAAATGAAGAAAAATTTAAGTTTTCTCTTGGTACAGCAACACAAGTCATGGAACTGGTGTACCGGGCATACCCTACCTTTAGGCACTTGTTTTGCCGAGAAGGTTCGTTTGGAAGAGTTTTACAAAATGCCGATAGTCATCTAGCTAGCGATGTTTTGTCTACTATGGTTGAGAGGGGCGTTCCATGTTTGCCGGTGCACGACTCGTTTATTGTGCCGCTGGAACATCTCAATCTTCTGTGTAATACGATGGGCGGTAAATTCAGGGAACGGTTCGGTACTGCTGGTGTTGTTCCAGTCGGTATCAAATACAGATTAGACGGTGTTGTCCAAGAAGATAAGGTTTGTACGTAAATGACTGCATTTGTTTATTTCATGAAACATTTAACTGAACCTAGAGTTAAAATTGGGAAAGCTGTAAATCTTGAAAATCGCTGGAATCAGTTAGGAAATTGCTTCAACTTCCAAGAGAGCTTTTATAAAGAGTGCGAAGACGAATCTTCCGCTTTAGCTTTAGAGAAGAAACTACATAAAGCATTTCTTCCTAGGAAATATGAGATTTTAGAAAAAGAAGATGGGTATTCAGAGTGGTTTCATGAAGACGTTCTGCATACTATCTCAGTAATGATCGATAATATAAAAATTATTGAAAATAAAGAGATAGTTCAAAAGTTGAAAAAACCTAGGGCACCGAGAAAACCTAGAGTATATGATACGTTCTGTTATCAGTGGCCTTACGAGGCAATTCGTCTAGTAGTTGGAGCAATGCAAGAGTGTGATGTTTATTTCTTTGATAATAAAAAATATTTAGTATTCGTAGGAAATAAGAGCGTGTATTGGGCGTCTAAGATAGACGACTTCCATATTATCTACGACATTCCTCAAGCAAGAGGAGGCTTTAATGTATTTGGTGGACGAGGGGATGTTTCAGATAATCTACAAATGATTACTATAGAAAGAGATTATTTTAGATTATTTGAGCATCTGATGATTCAGGAATTAAGTGTAGATAGGATAAATAGTTATATATGAATCTCGAAGAATTTAAGAAAAGAGAATACGAACGTGCTATGAAAGCACGCGAAGAGCGGTTAGCCCAACAACAAGAAGAATGGGATGCTATGTCAGAAGCAGAGAAAGAAGAGTTCAAGAAGGCTCAACAAGAGCGGTGGGAACAATTAGAGCGAGAGTTAGAGGAAGCTGAAGAAATTGAGTTATTAGCTAAAGATGAAGAAGAATAAAATACCACTTGCATAAAATTATAAACACTGATAACATTGGTAAAAATCGCTAAGGAGAGATAGAAATGAACAGAGAAAAAAGTTTGGCTGAGTGGTTAGAAGAAGGTGTTGAGTCGAATGGTCCATTCCCGGCTACATTACCAGACATTTCTTCAGCTTACAGGCTACGCCATACAGAGCGAATAGTATTAGGAGATGGTATTTCGTTATCTATTCAGGCTTCCCAATATCACTATTGTATGCCAAGGGAGACGCTACCATATGCGGAGTATGAATCGTTCGAGATTGGCTTTCCTTCTGAGTGTATCGAAGAGCTTCTACCTTATGCAGAAGAGTCTGATAAGCCTACACAAACAGTATACCCGTATGTCCCTAAAGGCATCATTGAAGCGGTAATTGTAGGTCACGGAGGTATTGTCGGGCATGAATACAAAGGTTAAAAACACAGTTGCTAAGTTCTTTAATAGCTTCAATAAGCCTGCTACATTTGTAGATAGAAAGAAAGAAGCAAAACGTTCAGGTAAGTATAAGGAAAAGTATTAATGGTTGAGAAGGATATTAGCAACTAAATCCGGCTGGCTTATTGCAGTTCAGATATTACGGGAAACTCCAAAAGCTTTTATTGTAAAAGAAGTTGGTCAGAAAGGTGAAAAACGAGTTTCAAAGGACAGTAAAAATTCTAAGCTATTCGCTGGTGTAGATGAGGCAGTGGAATGGATGGAAGCGTAAGGTGAAAGGTTAAAAGTCGGCAGTGTTTTATGACATAAAAGCAACGATCTCAACGGATCGATATATTGACGTGCCTGCAACATTTTCCTTAGAAATTTGTTCAATAATTCGCATACCTCCCTCCCCTACCACATGGGCGAGTGATTGGGACTATGCAGGTACAGAGGAGATGGAATGGCGATGTACATTGATAGAAATTATAAGCCCTTGTAATACGATAGAGAAAATTACAGATATTTATAATATTGACACTATTATTGAACAGAATTCCCTTGTAGAATGGTTCACATCAGAGCTTTGGCGGCTCGCAAAGATAGAGAATTTTTAAAAATGGCAAAATCTGAAAACCCGTTATTGAAGCAAGCATTGAAGCAAGCGCTTCAATAAGCAATGAAGGAAGTACTTCAATAAGTGATTTGAAAGAGCGTATTGCTCAGCTTGAGCACGACCTGAGTAATGAGAAGGCTCTGAAAGATCAAGCTAACTACCACAAAACTCAACGCGGCCAAACGATAGAAGAGCTTCGAAAAGACAACATAGAGTTGCAGAAAGAAATACAACGTCAAGAAGACATGAGACGTGATGTACTGGAAGAATGGAAGCAAGAGCGTGAAGTTTTAGTATCTGCATTGCAGTCGTTCGTTCAGGCCCAAGAAGCTAAACGTTCCGCTGCAAATACGAACGTAGATATAGCCAAGGCTGTCGCCTTACTTGTTAAGGCTGAGGAGCAGGCTGTAGATGTTCTTTCTAAAGTCAATGAGATAGACGGCCTGTAGAGCCGTCAACGGGAGATGAAAATGGAAAAGCGTAAACCGGCAGGCTACAAGGTCAGAAAGCTGTGCGCGATGCTTCAAGCGGCGTTCCCTGAGCGTAACGGGCAAGCGCTCACTTGGTCGCCTGAGAGCGTCTATCCGGTGAAAGGCGCTTGGCGCTCCCGCCGTGCGATGTTCGATGTTCGGGCTTGGCAGGCGCATGCCACCTATGTGAATGAATGCGGTCAGGTGGTTCACGGTATGTCGGTTGGCAGCTATGCGACGATCACCGACTTGATCAAATTCAAAAAGCTGTACGTTCTGCCGCATGATGATGAAGTGGACGGCTACAACGGTGATACACCGCCGCCGCCGCGCGAATACACCGAGCTTGAAGAATGATCTTTATACAAACGAACATGGAAGTTGTGTAATTTCTGCCAATCTTAACGGTATGCTCAATTTAAAAATCTATGACGATTATCTAGAGTGAGAACACTCTTAATGTGTGTGCCAGCCTCTCTAACTGGCACATCTCTAGTGAATAGCTATAGTTAAAAATATCTCTGTGATAAGGAGCGGACATGCAGTACCGTCAAAACCACTCTCGTATTTCTAAAAAAGAACAATCCGCGCATGAGGCTGAGATGATAAGAAGAGCACAGAAAGAAGAGGCTGAGCGCGCTTTTGCTGAAGCGTTTGGTACGCCTGCGAAGAAGGAGGAAAAGACCTCCCCTACTCCGAAGAAAACCCCGGCAAAGAAGCCTGCTACAACCAAAGCAGCAGATAAGCCAGTAGAAAAGAAAGCGGCAGAAAAGAAGCCGACGACTAAAAAGCCGACGAAAGCAAGTAAGCAGGCAAGTATTGAAGCAAGTGCTTCAATAAGCAAAGAAGCAAGCACTTCAACGCCTCAAGAAGTACAGAAGGAAGCACTGAATGAATTGCCAAAGGAAGTGCCTACCGAAGCATTTGCTGAAGTAACTACTGAAGTACCCGCTCAAGCAGTGAATGATTCAAGCAATGATGACTTTCAGCTTATACCTGTTGAGAACAAGCCTCGTCGTGGAGCTAAGCCGCACAAAATCCGTGTAAAGCTCTCATGCCGTCCGAAGGATGGAAGCGGGTTTAACGTACAGTTTGAACATACAGAAGAGACACGCAACGAGACCGAAGCAGTAGAGGCAGCAATCAAGGCAGCAGTAGCGAACGGCTACAACAATATCGTGATACTTGATGTTATACGGTGAACAGAAACAATGAAGCCCCTGTGAAGGGGCTTAGTCTTATAGGTTATGTTTTTTGAACCAGTCGTCTAGGGCTTCAATAAAAATATCTTGCCCTGTCTTGTCATAGTCCAAGCAAGCCCGGCGAAGCTTCTTATAGCGTGCTGGATCGGTACGCACACTGAGCGTCTTATGGGCACCTGCAAAAATTTGATCCGCTGATGGTGTGGACTGTGTTGCTGGTGTTGGCTCAACTACTGCCAACTGAGCCGCTGTAGTCACTACAGGCTGAGCATTTAGGGACTTAGTTAAGTCTTCCAACTGGTAAGCTTTCTTGGTCATTCATTCATTCCTTCTTTACTTAAGCAAAGAAGCATGTACTTCAATACATGGTTACGTACTTCAGCAAATGCTTCACTGCTTGCTTCAATCAATGCTTCAATATATCAATGCTTCAATAAGCACTCAAGCACTTGCTTGTAGTGTTGAAATTTCGCTAAGGATGTAATCCGCTAAACGTCTGAATTCCAATGAAGCAGGGGAGCTTACGCGCATATCTATAGGTGTTAGACCGCTGAAGCCTGCTTCCTTATATACAGTCCGTGCCGGGATGATCGGACAGAGCTTGCCATGTTGAGACAGGGCTATCATTACGTCTTTTGTGATTTTAGCGTTGGGCATGACTTCGTTCAGCAGGAAAACATAAGGCTTCTTGGCTTCTTTGACGATAGAGATAGTCTGGGTTATTGCCTTTAGGTCAGAGGAACCAGCTTTACAGGGAATTACTACTAGGTCCGCATAGCGAGTAACGAAGCGTATTACCTCGTTAGCCATTGGGGGAGTGTCGATTAACACGTAATCAAAGCCGTTACTTTCGAGCAATTGTAAAGCCCTTGGAAGCTCTTGGAACTCAACCTGCATCAATGAGGGTTCTTCCTCTTTACGATCATTCCACCACTGCGTAAGGCTCCCTTGATCGTCAGTATCTAGTAGCATCACTTTATAGCCCCGGCGAGAGAGTTCCACTCCTAAATTCTCGGTCGTGTTCGTCTTGCCTACTCCACCCTTCCGCGAAGCCATAGCGATAACTTCCATAATTCCATCCTTAAAGCTAATCAATGAGAGGCCGATATAGTAAGTACTTCCTTATGCGCAGAAGCAAGCAGTTGAGCAAGTACGTACTTAAGCAAGTAAATACCTAAGTAAGCACTTCAGCAAGCACTGAAGTATTGAAGTGCTAACGCAAGCACACAATTCATTGGTTCATTAAGCAAGCAAGCATTGAAGCATTGAAGCACTTGCTTCAATAAGCAAAGAAGTAGAGAGGTAGACTAGAGGAAAAGCACTGTACAGACGTACAGCGCATTGGTATGATAGCGATGTGATACTGATTAGCACGCGCCCAAATATCATACAAATAGAAAAAGTTCCTAAAAATTATCAAAATATTTTGTTAAGTAGCTTGCAAACCAAATGGATAGTAGTAAAATGCCATCTTAGTGACGCAGAACGGTAATATACTGCCGCAGAACGTCACATAAGGCTCAGTAGTAGCTAGTGACGGCTGATAGTCACCAGATGCGGCATAAAACCGCATAGCTCGAAGGACCGGAGGTCTCTCACAAGGGGAGAGGTTCGAGCACGTAAAGCCTTACACGGCTAGGAGTATTTTGGAAATGCCGACTCGTGAAAATGAATTACACGATAAAGAGTACAATGTAAGGATTATCTTTACATCAGATGGAACACCCGTAATAGGGCGTGTAGATGGATTTTACAAAGTGGATACGAATATTGTAGATATTTTGCCGGTATCTGAAAGCACGATACGGCTCATAGCGAAAGCACTTCACATCCAGCATTCTACGACAATGCTGAATGCGAAAATGGCTAAGCGTGTAATCAAGAAGCACGGAAAAACGATTACAGCGGTTGCAGATGACATGCAGTTAGAGCTTTTTAATATTTTGTAAGCTCGTCACCTGAAGGGGCTTCTTTTGCGGAGGAGCCTCGTTCAGTTCAAAAACGATAAACGATTTTTTCGTTTTAGTCAAACACGCCTTAGCGCTCTTTCCTCAAATCTTCGTTTGCAATCAAGCACTTACGAACCTGCGGCATGCCCTGAAAATATTTTCACTTAGGGTATTGACATAGCTGTGCCCGCTGTTATGATAGCCGACATTCCAGTTAGCACTTCACCGCTAACTGACAAACGAAGATTCCTTTATTGTGCCCGATAGATAGTTTCGAACTTTTTGTTCAAAATTACGTCGTAACAGTACAGGAAGAAAGAAGGAGTTTTAATACTTCTTCTCATAACTAAGAAGTGGGGAAGTTAATTATGGCTAAGGTAGTAGTTGGTCGGTTTAGTGATGCAAACGAAGAAGCTGCAAAGCGGGTTCGCCGTATGTACGATGCCTCCGGTAACTATTTAGGCACTATCACAAAGCGTCCTGAAGGCGGATACCGTGTACATCGTGTCAGCGATGGTAAGCAGCGTATCAAGAGCACTTTAGAAGAAGCGAAAAAGTCTATCGCTCGCTTGAACTAACATGAAAAGATTTTGCCCTAAAATACGGGCATTATCACAGAGCGCCCCGGCTTTTGTCGGGGCTTTTTGTTGAGTATAAAGTTACAAATACTTATAAATATTTGTTGACGTTATTTCTTCTATATTAGATAATTATCACATCAGGACGGACAGAGATTTAATGAGATGGTCACGAATAGTTCCGAAAGTTAATGGTTATTACTGGTTCACACTAGATAATTATACCCATGTTCCAAAAGTTGTAAGAGTTTATAATGGTGTTGTATATTTCGAGAAGTTTAATAGAAATCTGAACGATTTGGATTTCAGCGTACAGACTTTATGGTGTGGTCCCTTAGAGGCTCCAAGAAAGTGAAAAATACCTTGAAACGGAATTCATTTTATATTGAATTAGTTAGAAAAAGGATTTTTAAAGAATATAAAACAAAAACTAAAGAATTAATTAAGCTCAAGAAGTTGCAGAATAAAGAGCATATGATAACAGCTTATCAATTATCTGTTTCAGCATGGATAGGCGGTATAGCGTACATAGCACAAACACAAGATGGTGTGTTATCATATACTGAAGTTGAAAGAATACGAATTAAGCTAGAGAGATTACTTAATTGTGTAACTCCTGCTAAAAGGTTAAAGGTGTTGTAATGAGTACAGAAGTATCGAAAATCTTGGAACTTGTAACTACCGATCCTGTTAAGTACCAGATGCACACTCTAAAAGAGCGGCTAGCGTCTGCAATTACTAACGCTATTAAGCAGCGTGGGTGGAAGCAAAACGAAGCAGCGAAAGTTCTAGGTGTTAGCGCTCCAAGGCTGAACACGCTAGTTAAAGGACATTATGACCTCTTTTCCGTAGATGTATTAATGGAAATGATGCTTCGTTTAGGGTTCCGAGTAGACTCAACAGTTGATCCAGTTAGCACAAGTAAGCCGTTTAAAATGGAACTTCGAGTTGGAGTGTAAACTTTTGTCAAGGGTGGCTGTCTGACGTTGACAGTGCTTCAATTTTGGACTAATCTTTTGATACGTTCCCCTTGAGGAAGGAGTAGAGAAAATGCAAGAAAGAACAATTCGTCGGCAGATGGAGATTATACCTAAAGATTATTTAGCTCATGCTGCAATTATCGAAGCTGCATTAGTGGAAAAAGATTTTAGTAAAATTTCCATCGAAGACGCAATGGATTTACATGCAATCTTGAATGACCACCTTGAAATTATTGGCAACTTTATTGCCTTTAAATCAAAACGTCGTAAATAATAATTATAAAGCAGGAAGTAGCTAAGGAAGGATAATGGACAAAGCATATTTTGCATTAATGACTTTGGAAAATCAGAAAAAGAAAATGGGAATAGGTGTAATTGTTCTTCATTTGCTTCTCTGTATTTTTACTTCCCTATTATGGCTTCCAATCTTCTTTATTCATTGTTTAACGATTTATTCGCATAACAATAAAATCAAGAGAAGAATTGCTGATACCTGCGCAATTGCAACTTTACCGGAAGAAGAACAGAAAACAGCGCTTGCTCACGAAGAACGAACAGCAAGGGTAAGATACTGGTTTTTTGTGATTGCCGGGTTCTGCGTTTTTGTGTATTTTGTTGGTAACTTTTCAGCTTGAGGTAAGTAATCATGGCTAGAACGTATATTGTGCAGTCTTGGGTAGGTGCTGCTGCTGGTGATGAGTACAGCGGTGAACAGATTGGCAATAGAGCGGGACGTTCTGTCAATTTATCCGAGTATGAAAACCATTTTAAAGGAAATTCTGCAAATCTTTCTTTTTATGCAGACTCTCCTTCAGAAAAGAAAAGTGTAAAAAAGCGTTCTATTGTTGAGCGCGTCTGTTTGGCTGAAGGTAATTACAGCCGTCTAGAGACTATGAGTCTTGAGCTAGAGCGGGAATATAAAAATGGTAATATTCCTACTGATGTTTATTGGTATGCTCGGCAGAAAATGGATGAAAGACTAGAGAAAGGTTTTGCACGGCTGGCAAAAGAGCGCGGCTGGACAGAAGAAAATTCTGAAGAATTTGAAGAAATTACTGAAAAACCTAAAAAACTTTCGAAAAAAGTTGACAAGCCCTCCGATACTTTCGTAAAGTGGCAACAAGGCGGCATGTTCCGAGGAGTAGAAGACCAAGACTCCCTGATGATGTTTTTTGTCGCCTTTGAAAAAATCCTCACAATTTCTATCAAAAAGTTAAAGGGAATTTTTGCATGTCTCGTAAGGTAGCGTTCGAACGGTCTTTTCTTTTGGCTTCTGTTGGTGTACGTCATAAAATATTCCGTCAAGATGGTGTGTGGTATATCATTGATTCAGAAGGGTTTTTTGTCGCCTAGAGAAAAATCCAAAGAATTTTTATCAAATTACATAACAAATCATGGACATCCAGTTTAGATACAGTACAGAACAACTCTACAACACACTGAAAAAAGCCGAAAAAGATAATCATTCTACGGCTGAAACGCTTGAATTGATGGGAAATAAGGTAGCAGCGGCAGGGTTTCGGCAACAATCCTCTTATCAAGCCCTACTTCTTGAAGAATTATTTATTATTGAAGAGTAAGAATGAAAACGAATCTAAAGAAAATCGCGCAAACACTCCAACCTTGGGAATTCAATCAGGTACGCCAAGAGCTTAAGCGCTCAGATCGTTCTCTTAGAGACCTGAGAAAATCCCGGAAAAGTATATGGAGTCAATAAGTGTCTATTGATGAACTAAACAAATATCTAAAAGAAAATCTAAAGTTGGAGCACAGGAAAACATCTGAATATATCGGCTGGTACAACGACCAGCTTAATACAAAAGATGTTGACAAGATTGAGTTGATATTAAGCGGAAAGGTTATTTCCGAGGTTACATTAAATTGACACTAGCTTTAATTGTTTATTTGATTGGCGTTCTTCCTCAAGTCTCCTCGTGGTTAGGCTTCTTTGCTTTTGTTCTAGCAGTCGGGCTTTTCGGCTCTGCTCTCTTCCTCTTGCTAGAGGGTAACTCTAGTAGATACGACTACAGAGGAGACAGACAAGAGGCACAAGAAAAACAACTTTCGATGGTGAGATGGGGAAAGCGTTGTATTTTCTTAATGGTTGTCCCGGTACTTATGGGTTTTACTTGTGTAATGATCCCATCTGAAAAGACGTTGTACGCAATGGTTGCGGCCTACGGTGTAGAGACACTGGCTACCAATGAAAAAGTTCAGACCGTTCTAGGCTCGGGTGTTGATGTGTTGAATCTTCAGCTTGAACAATACAGAGACAGTCTACTATCTGAAAAAACGAATACTGTAGCCCGCTAATAAGCGGGCTTTTGTGTTTGTAATAAATTTCAAATAATTATAAATTTCTATTGACTGTATATTTCAAGTGATTATAATCACTTGCATCAAGAGCAGTAACGTCTGTGTGAGGGTTATATGAGAGTTATCATTAAGCAACAAAGTCGGCAGTTCTGGCGTATACTGGAAGCGAAAAGCGGAAAGATTCTCCGCACACGTCCAAGCGAAAAACACTGTAGAGAACTCATCCAGCAAATGAACTGGAATCTCGCTGAGGAGGTTGAGTTATGAAGACGCAATGTAGCGAATGCGACGTTAAGTTGTGGAGCGATTTAAGTAAGGAACGGGGAATGTGCCCGGAATGTTTCGAGCCTGACAGGGAAGTGCTAGACCTAGAAGACGAGTTAGAAAAAATTTTAGAAGAACAATAAAAAATACTTTACAAGTACTTATAATTTGCTAGAATGGATCACACAAGAGAGGCACAAAGCCTCTCAGGGAAGAGGAAGAGAATCATGCTAATCATCAAGTACCGCGACATAGCAACAAATGAAGAGCACACTTCAAACTTTACTGACCTAGCAGCATTTGAGTTGCTGGACGAGGTTGTCAGTGAAAAAGGTGTGATTCTGCGTTCTTGGAAGTACATAGACGATAAAGGCCGCGACAACGGCGGAGACGATGGTTACAATGCTTATGTAACTCTTCGAGCCTGTCACGGCAATATGTCAGACGAAGAAATAGATGAACTGAATTATAGTATGTCAGTAAACGCAGATTAAATATTTATTGACTGAGAGGTTATAAGTACTTATAATCTCTCCCATCAACTAGCTAAAGGAATAAGAAAATGAACTCAAAGAAAATCACGCACAGAATCATGGCTCCCGGTAGCAACTCTATTTACTGTACTTCTGGAAATGAAGTATCCGAACAAGTCAAGAAGGTTATGGAAAATAACGGTTTCGGTTATATCTACACTATAGGGAGTGGCGTTTCCCGTCTAGTTGCACGTTTCGAACCTTTCTATGGCATTGTGATGGTTTAAGATAATGAATACAGCAAGTACTGAAGTTGCATACTACATCGTAAACCGCTTGACTCAAGCAGTTGTTGCCCGTTGCAAAACAAAAAGCGGAGCCATTCGTTCCCGCGATAAGAAAGATTGCCAATATGGTTCGTATGTCCATATAATCCGGGAAGTTCAGGCATAAGAGCTTAAGATGAAAATGTATAGCAAGAGTCACGGAACCTGTGCGCAGTGTGGTTTAGGTATTAGTAAAGGCATTTTATGTGCTTGGTGCATCAGGAAAAATCAAGCATGAAGCGCAGAAAAATTACTCAACTATCCTACGTAGGAAGCGGGATTTTTAACGTAACGTTTTCTTGTGGGCACAGCCACACAATAGCAGGGAGTGTCAATAGAATTCCTCGGATGGGAAATTGTGAGCGCTGTTTTGAGCATGTAAAATAAATCGCAAATTCTGCTTGACTGCAATATTATAAGTAATTATAATTTATCTCATCAAGACGAGACACAGAGTCGAGTCTACCGAAAAGAAGGAATCGAAAATGACTGCTGTAAACCGTGAACAAGCTATAATTTTTTCTCAAATGGTTGATAAAGCATCTGAGCTTTCGGTAGAGAATCTAAAGGCGGAGATCATCAAAGACTCAAAGTCACCAGCCTTGCCAAACTCTGTGTTTGATGCAATGTTACAGGCTCTCTCTGAAAAGCTAACAGAGGAAGAGTTTACAACCTTCTGCAATTCTCAAATCTACCTGTAATCTTATTTAAGTCTAGTTAAAGGGAGGCGGAAGCTTCCCCTGAATAAACGGGAAGCGAAGCAATGAAAAAACAATTATCCTTTAAACAACGTCTGGCACTGCTTGTACACAAAGCAACTCCGAGTCTTGAGCATAATGCCAGCTTCCCGTATGGTTTCGAAGCTTACGTAGAGGCAGTGGCTAAGCTGAGAAATTCTCCAAAAAATATACAAAATTTTGCTTGACTACCTAATTACAAATACTTATAATTCCACATATCAAAGCTACTGTAACGGTAAGGAATCAGAATGAACGTTCAAGCTCGCATAGACCTAGAAAAAAGAATCGTCCGTAAGATTGTACAGAATGCTATTGCCATCGGTTATACAGTCAGCCTCAACGATGGGGAGGCATGGACGGTAAAACGTTCTGTTAAAGTCACAGAAGTTATGGAAGCGGTGCAAACTACTGATTGGGATTTTTTGAAGTTCCGTTATGCGGAAGGCGAGAAGAAAGGCGAACCCGTAGGTACTGTACATTTAGTATACGGGAACGATGGATATGATGTTATAGCAGATTATACAGACAATGCGGAAATAGAAAAAATTCTAGAAACTGCGAAAGCTTATACCGCTAAATACTTCGGAGCATAAAATGAAAGTGGCTGAACTGAAAAAATTATTAGATGGTTTCGATGATGATATGGAAGTATGTTTTGAACATCACACCGGAAATTATTGGAGACATGTTTTAGCTATACCGATTCGTCGCGCACAGTATGAATCTGTCAAATATTCGACCTATAACGAAGAATTAAAAGTCATAGGAGAGGAGACAGACACAAACGAAGATGACGAAATAAAAGAAATTGTTCTTTTGAAATAAAATACCTAATAAGTGCTTGATCTTTCAGTTACAAGCACTTATAATATCTCTCGTCAACCACACAGAGAGGTAGAAATGGAAGACAAAGGGCAATCCGTCGAAGAGTTACAGCGATTAAAGCTGATTCAGGAAATCTCGAAAATGGAAGTCGAGACGGCAAAAACTCTAGAAGAGTCAATGCTAGTACCGCTAACCGCAGAGAAAACAAGAAAGGAAATAAAGTGGTACGGATCGGTACAGGTCGCTACAGGTGCCGGGGCTTTAGTCGCTTCGCTAGTCTTGATTTATAAGCTTTTCCACTAGACAAAGCCAGCAATTCAGTCTAGTATTAGTTAGATGCTTGACAATCGGAGCATATTATGACAAGGCAAGAAGATTTAGAAAGAGCGAAGCGTAAAGAGAACGTGTTAGCTTGGTTTACTAACTGCTCTCTCATCCTTATGTTTGCTTTACTAGGGCTTTATCTAATCAAAGCCTAAAAATATAAAGGCAAGTATCAAAAAGTGCTTGCCTTTATAATTACAAGTACTTATAATCTCTTTCATCAAATCGACAAACCCGGAAGGTTTTAAAATGACAAATACACTCTTAGATATTATCAATAATGCCACACTCAACGACGCGAAAGCATACGAAAGAACAGAGGAAAAGTTCACCTTCTGTATTGATATGCTTGAAATTTCCGCAGACGACAACAATGCAGATTTTTGGGTGAACAAACTGGAAAACCGTTTTGAAACCTTGCTGAAAGATTTTAATACTAAGTTTAAAACAACATATAAAGTCGGTGAGCGAGTAGAGGTGAAAGGTTTAGGCACTGGTACTGTTATTGGCTTTGAAGATTTTGACGATTTAGGCAATAGCGTGGAAGTTAAACAAACAGAACCGGGCAATCCTTCACGTGTTGTCGTTAAGCTGGACAATCCTGAGCGGTGGGCATTTAGTAATATGAATCCATACGTTTTCCGTAGTGACCTGAAGTCACTAGAAGGTACAGAAAATGTATAACACAGACCATTTAAACACTCTACAGCTTCGCCTTTCACATGAACGTGCAAGGCTAGCCAATGCAACTAAGCCGGATGAAATTGTTCAGCGTAGTGTTTGGGTTGCGCAGTGCGAAAAGGAAGTTCAAAGAGAAATAGAATTCCTCAAGTCTAAAGGTGTTAATGCCAACAAAGAGCCTTTAGAAGATATAGACACAGATGATCTTTATAAAATGCTTATGGAAGCTTAACGGTGAAGAAGTCACGCTATCAAATGGCGAACAGAGGCCGGAAAGGTGCTCCGTTATGGTACATAGAGGACTTCCAAGGGAAGGAAGGTGAGAGTGTCGGTAAATACGTCACATCGACACGTTCAAAAGGTGAAGCATATATTCTACTCAAACAGTACAGAAGATTTGAAAGAGAAGGAAAATTAATTTAATAAGCCTGTTTACAAGTGCTTATAATTTCCTTAAAATGGCTTATCTTTAACGGTAAGCCTGAAGGAATAGTAAAATGGTATCCGCGTTCGGACTTCTAGTAGTAGTATTAGTGAACGGCGAACGGTACGAGTCAGTCCCGGCTGTGTATGCATCTTATGAAGATTGCATAAGAGCCGAACAAAAGATTAGAGAAAAATATCACGAAACATCCTGCTATAAAGGATTGTTCAGAACTCCGAAGAAAGAAAGAATAATTTTCTAAAACTATTTGACAAATAGATTATAAGCACTTATAATTATCACATCAACAACGTAATGGAGTTTACAAAATGGTACAGTTTCAAGTAGGCAAGACATACGCGACTAGCTCAATCTGTGACTCAAATTCTGTATTCTCTATTACAGTTGTAAGCCGTACCGCTAAGACTATCAAAACAGAGTGTGGAAAAACTCTCCGCTGCTTTGAATACGAAGGTTTCGAGCAAGTGCGACCAATGGGTAAATATAGCATGTGCCCTGTTATCGGTGCTGATGATATGGTATTGACTGAAGAGCAAAAAGAAGCCAAAGCAAATGCAGAATACCTAGAAGATAAGAAAAACGATTCACTAGCAGAGTTGATGAAAGAAGGTGAAAGCCTGTTCACGCCTGACCAGTTCGAAGAGATTAAAAACCTAATCCGTACCTGTGTACGTGGTGGAGTGCAGGAAGCACAGCAAGAAGCCAAGCCAGTGCAGACGGCTAAGATTTATAACTTTGCGGACTTCCGCAAAAAGGCATAAGGTGAATTTATGGAACTCATCAACACTTTTTATAATGAAGAAAACCCTGTATCCAAGCGTGTCTATGTAGCTAATCTAGCCGACGCAAGAGAATATAAAGGATTCCTTTTGTTTCATTATACTGTCAATCCTTGGGTTGACGTTGTAGAAGTCAGAGACGGGCAATACTTTGTTATTTCTCAACGTGTCACGCTCGCCAATGCTAAAGGTTTTATCGATGCTAAGCTTTCTCAGACCTTAACAGCAAAAGGAGATTAAAAGATGACAAAAGCTGAACAACTATTGAAAGCAAGCCTTTCCAAAATTCAAGAACAAGCGGTACGTAAAGAACGTTTTGATTTTGAAACAAAATACACTTTCAGCGATGGAAGTATGATGCACTGCCGCAAGTTGTCGGGGCGCTCCGCTTTTCTTCCTAATGGTTGGCACGTTAAAAGCTTAACAGTCGCAGAAATAAACCAACAATAAAAACCTAAATATAGGCGGTAAAGCTTTTTGTATATGTTGACTATAAGATTATAAGCACTTATAATGATGCAATCGGAACACAACAGGAACGCCAGAGATGTACAACGCTATTGAATACACTGCGAAACAGCCGGAAACCTTCTCAGAACGTCTTGCACTTCTTATGTCATTCAGCGAAAAGCAAGAAAGCTTCCCCTATGGCAAAGAGCCGGTAAAGGGTGAAACCGTAGTGTATGATTGGCGTTATGAACCTGTAAAAAACGCTTGACCTCAATATTACAAGTACTTATAATGATCACATCTTAACCAGACATAGGAAAAATCATGAAAGCTTGCGCATTCTTCTCCACCGCCAAAGAAATAGCAAAATTTATGGCTTTTCCACAAGCTGTACAGTACCATACAGGCGACGTTTACATGTGTAACGATAGCTATTATATCGATTTTTCTATCGAACCTTTCATGACTGTTGAGCAGATGAAAGACCGTGTGAATATGTTCGGCGGTACACTGTTAATTACTGATGAAAAATATTACGAATAATTTCTTGACTTAAATGTTATAAGTGTTTATAATTATTCTGTAAATCAAGCATAGGAATTCGAAAATGGCAAGCTTTAATGTGCGTTTAAACGGTAAACTGATTGACACAGTATTTTTCACTGACGCCACAACAGCGGAAGAGGCAAAAAAGTTGCTTGTAGACAGTGGCGAGCATAAGCCGGAAATTAAGGTAACGCGTCGGACCGTTCAGGAATTCATAGTGCAGGGTAACTACGGTTACGGCTGGGACGACGAAAGCACGGAAGATAATGAAAAAGAAGCGAAAGTCCGTTTAAAAGAGTATCAATTAAACGGCTCTGGAAGTTATCGTTTAATCAAACGTCGCGTAAAGGTTTGAACGAGAAGGGAAACTTAGTTTAATATCAAAGTTTGTGAGGGTTTAGAATGACTATTGCAACGTTCGACGGTCAATACTTTGTCAAAGGCTCTGACGCTATAGTTAATACACTTTTCAAACCATTAGCAGGCCGTACAGCTTCAGGTTATTACGAACACAAGAAAGGCAAAGTTTTGTTTTATAAGCCTAACGGCACTTTGTTTGCTGCATACGTTAAAACGTCCAAGTTTGACGGTATTGTTTCTGCACATATTATCGAAGGTAAGGCAAGGTTTATGCTTGCTTTGTGTTCTCTCGACGCTACCGCGCTTGGATTAGATATAAACAGCCATAAGCAGCACAAAGCCTTTGCGAATAGCTTAGAAAATTTCATTAAATAATTCTTGACCTCTAAATTACAAATACTTATAATCATTCCTATAGAGAGGCGAACAACTCGCCTCACACGGTAGAGGTGAAGTGATGGACAAGTTTGAAGCAGTGGCAAACCTAGCTTTCTTTCTTCTTGAGCGTACCGGCTCGGTGTGCGGTAAATGGGAAGGCAAACTATCTGCTAAAGAACAGCGTACCCTATTCGGTCACTTCATCGGTAAAGGTTTGCTGCTAATCGACGGAAGCACCGAGACCGTCAAGCATGTTGTGAAAGTGTGTTTCGGTCTAGACTATGACGTGACATACTCCGCCAAGTTTTCCCAAGTAGCCCGCAAGACTATGGAAAACAAAGCAACGTACAATACCGAACAATCCGCTCTATTTGCCTAATAGGAGTCTTTATAATGAATATCCAAGCTGTAATGTATCAACTCTCTTTACTCGCTGAATCGCCTTGTATGAACAAGCAAACAATAGAGGCGATTAATAACGCTATGTATATGATCGAACGTACCTGTAAGCGCTTCGACATATCCACATCTGATAGTGTAACCAAGGCGGATATTCAGTTAGAAGAAGTCGAGCAGCTATGGCGTAATGAACCATTCAGATAATAAAAGTCTTTACATATTATTATAAGCACTTATAATGAATGACATAAAGGGGACGGTAGACGTTCCCTAGTCTCTGAGGTTAGTATCATGGCTAAGCAGCACCCAACAGTTAAAGCATACATCAAAGCCTTTTGTGCAAATGGCGGTAAAGCTTGGAAAGGAAAGTTCAACCCTTACAGCTTGGATCAGGTTATGTTGTTTGGCTACCGGAAAATGTTGTTTCGCATTTACTCGGTTGGTACTGTTCCTTCATGGAGTCAGGCACTTATTCCCCAAGAGGCAAATAATCGTTTGGATATCGTTATGATTCCGTCGCCTGATTTCGGAGACTGGCTAGCCTGTGATGAACAAGCTAAAAAAGACTATGAAGCCTTTATGCAAGTAGTTGGAAAAACCTTTGCAAGCGGTGAATAAAAGCTTGCGCATTGGATTATAAGTACTTATAATTACCAGCATGAAGAGGGGGAATGGTCCTCCTCAGCTCTCGGAGTTGTAACATGTCGAACGTTGCCGTTTCTTTCGCTTCCCTTGTCAAATCTAATAATGGTCTGTTCAAGTCCGAGAAGCAGGCCGCGTTCCTTCTGTCACAGTGCCAAGAGCTAAACACTTTCATTTGTGGCGGTGACGTATACGGCAACAACTTCAGCCTGTTCTACCACTGCGATGCGCAAGGCGTTGAGAAGGTTATCAAGTACCTTCCGCAAAGCGGCAAGAGTGAGACCGTATGGCTACGCCATGTTGTAGGCACTGTCAACGAAGTAGAGGCGGCAAAGCAGGCTAAGGAACAAAAGCGCCTAAAGCGTGAAATTAACCGCCTAAAGAAAGCTATCGAAGCACGCGAAGCAAACCGCGATAGCTACAAAGGTGCGGAAGCATTGTTTGAAGAGTCTCAGGAACAAGACAAGCGAGACTTACAAGAATATGAAGCCATGCTGAGCAGCCTAGCCCGGTAATCCGGGCTTTAAAGTCTAAGTAACCTATGCCGATAAGTAAGAACAGGAACGCTTTAGAGGTGCAGGCCATGCACTATGAAATTACAGTATACAAGAATGGTAGACTCTATTTTGCAACGTCAGAAAAGAGCCTTAAAGACCAAGAATCGGCCATTGCCTTGACTCGTCATTTTAAAGCTCTATTTCCAGAGTCCGAAGGGTACAAGGTAAGCTTGTCCTATGTCCAAACGTCTAAAACAAAAGTACATGTAATACCTGTTAAGAGTGCCGGGAGGGTAGGGAATGGCTGTAACTGTTAAAGCAATCCTAAAGGCTATAAATGTTATCTCTTTTTAAAAATATGTTGACCGAATAATTACATATACTTATAATTCGCCTATCTTTTTATTGGTTCTTAGGAGTCGGGCAGATGGATAAGTTTTTTGAGGTGTTCCATGCGGTAGGTATGCTTGTTGTGTGTGCCATGCTTTCTGTACCTTTGATTGCTATTTCTGCATTCGTCATCGGTGCATGGTTTACTTTGTAATCAAAAGAAAAGCTTGCACGGGAGGTTATAAGTATTTATAATCTCTCCCATACCAAGGCAAGACGCCTTCCCTGATCCGAGGTGATTAGCATGAAATTTTCCACTCTGCCGACCTACATCCAGCGTCAAGTAATGGCCGATGTTAAAGACTCTAACCGGGACTTGGCAACGTACAACATGCGCTACTATGCTCAGAACGGCTACACTTCTGCCGCTGCATACCATCAAGACCTACTAGACAAAGCCCCGACCGTCTCCGAGGTTAAAGAGGCTCTTTTGTCAGTGATGAAAGCCCGATACGCTAAAAATGGGTTTGAAGAGTGGATGAATGCCATTCCTAATAGTGAATATATCTGCCGCGTCTCTGTTCAAGACCGGATGCTTTCCAAGGCAGAACAGCGCCGGAATGTACAGTAAATTTCAATACTAATCGGATAGGGTAGGCCGCTATGTCTACCCTCACACCTAACCTTACAGCCCTGAGATGAATTTAAATGAACATATCTAAACTAGCCCTTAATTGCTTGAATTGCCATACTCCTTTTATTTATGTTGCTAATAGTGAGGCAGAACGGACTCATTTTGAAAGTTCAGGAGCTTACTGCGATACTTGCTGTAAAGTTGCTAATACTTTCTTTGAAAGTGATTACTATAAAGAATTTGAAAATAGTGAAAATGAATACAGTTTTTAATAAATAAACATTAATTAAATATCAAATAAATAACATTTAAATAACAATAGCCCGCTTAATGCGGGCTTTATTATGCCTGTAATAAATTGATAATACAGACAGATTATTGACGTATATAGAATACGCTGAAAGCCTCATTATCCCTAGTTATAATGATGTTCCACATGGAACAAATAGCCTCTATATTGGTATACCTTTTCAGGTCTAAATACCCTCAGTTTATACCCTTCCTCTCTCTCTATTGTTAAGCCCACCCGCTACGCTATCGCTTGCCGGGGAAATTTGATATAAATTCTATGCTAAGCATAAGGAAGAGCATATAAGCTTATACGGTATGTTTTCCTAGCGGGTATAGGTGAAACACTCCAAGCACTGTACAAACATACATGGAAATAACCTCCCATAACGTCCTATTTAACATAATAGAGGTTATACGAAGTCGAAATATTCCTGTCCTGTAGTGTTCGTCAGATATTTCTAGATTTTGGAGGGCTGGTAGTTCGACTGAAAGTCGGGCCGTTAAGCCCTTCTTGAAGAGATATGTAACTGAGGGGAATTGCAGAACTCTAGTATACAGATATTTTCTGAGGTATGGAATAAACGTCTTCTAAGAAGAGGCTTACTTTTTCTGCGGGGGATTGGGAAATCCGCACTTTAGGAAAGTGCACTTTGAAGTGTAATAATGAATATTAGAGGTACAAAAGTGCAGTGCTCTAGAGGGCAGTAAATACGGGGCTTTCAGCAGTGCGGATATGGAGTGTACGTGTAAAAAGTGCAATCTGAGTAGGCTATAACCTAGACTGCATCTCTTCGGCTGTACGTATGTTGCGTTCTAGTCTGGTATCCAAGCTCTCTTTTAGTGTCCAGCCATTTGCCAGATACACCAATTCCTGCAACACCTTAAACCGATTGGCTTCCGGGTATGCAGACATGTAGTCGTCTACCATCTCTTGCGTGTACTCATAGAGCGTATGAGCTAGCGTATTCATAGTGTGTAAGCTACCGACTGGATTCTGAGTAGATAGCCACGATGGACGTACAAGCATTGTCTTGTCTTGCTTGCCGCGTCTCTTGATACGTCTCTTCAGTTTAGTAATGTCTCCTTTCTCTACTGTACCGAGTACTTCGAAAGCTAGGTTCACTAGCTCTCTGTCACTTACACCTTCCCTTCGTATAGCTAACTCTCTGGCTTTACGGTCTAGAGTCTCTTTCTTCGTCTCCTTCTGTACGTTCTTCAGGTTTCGCTTACACCAATCTAACGATACCTGTCCGTCTAATAGCTCCACGATCTTCGGGTATGTATTGCCTTCGGCCCTCAGTATTGCAGCCTGTTCTTTTGCTTCCATTAGTCAATCCACTTAAATGGGCCGCGATATCTTGAATAGCAGTATGCTATCTTGTCTGCTGCGGTACAGTCCTCGTCATCAACATATTCTTCTAGTGGGTCTACGAGTTCAATAAGCTGGAAGTCTGCTGCACATATACGCATACGGAAATGTATGCAGTTCATGTTATAGAAAAATATTTGGTGCTTATTGTCGTAGAGGATATAGCCCGATTTCCAATCTACTTTCAGTACCTCATCGAAGTATATTTGAAACCCTTCTTTACCTTTCGGCATTCTGTAGTTTCTTTTAACGTACTCCTCCATACCTTTCCTAGCGTTTACTGAAGAACTATAAAGCTTCAGAACATGAAATCTATACGTCATGCTTAGTTCAATCCACCCTTCCTTGCTTCAATGCTTGCTTGCTTCAATCCATCAATGAGCACTTCCTTCAGTACTTGCTTAGATGACTGCTTCATTGCTGCTGTGTAGTACAAATCCGTCAATTCTGAAACCGATAATCCAGAACTCTCTTCTGCTAGTGCCAGTATTGCCGTCTGTTGTTCGTAATCTGTCAATGTGTATAGCTCTCCAAGGTATATAAGGTCACTCTCTAATTCTTCCATCACTCCTCCTGAACGTGAATTCTCATTGCAAACTGGACTTGCCTGTTTAGTCTCGGCGTATCTTCTCCGTCATATACAACGCCATTTATAACGGCAAGAGCATGTCCCCTGACGACTACAAAATAACGTCCGACTGGATGATTGATACAGAATTTCTTAAGTGTGGTTCTGTTCTGTTCTGTGTATGGACCAAAACGTATTTTTGTCTTCTGGCAAACCGTCTTAATCTTTTGTATCTCTTCTAAATACAAACCTCTACCGTTCTTTCTTCCAATATGATGTTTCAGAAAGAAGTGAGCTTTCTCATATGTCGTGTTGAAAGATTCAGCAAAGGCGACTACCGTACAATCATTACTTTCCTTATAGTTTTTTCGAGTGTATTGGTATTTACTGGAATTACAGATGTACAAAATTCCTCCTGAAATAAAAAAGCCTCAATTAAGAGGCTAGTTAGATAGTGTTACTGTCCCCCTGTACTCTTCGAAGGCAGTCATATTAAGCTCAGACGCCGTACTACCTATCTGCGGATTGTACTTGTTAAATGGGTTATTTACGTGGATACAGATAGATAAGTCTTCACGTATCTGCATCCAAACGTTCTCAGTGTCTTTACTAATTAATAAGCGTGGATAATCTTTCTTGGCTTCGTAATCTGTAGTGCTCTTCATGAGTGTCCTTTCTCTAATGCTAATTTTCTAATCATACCTTCGGCAGTTACTTGTACGATTAGTGGGTATTCTTTTATCTGGTATCCAGTACCAGCACGTAAAGCTTCTTTATCTACTAGGTGTTTATGGGTGTGCTCTAACTTTTCGTAGTTATCTAGCATGTATTTACACATCTTATCGTATGTTTCGTCAGATAATAACGACTCATACCGAGTGTAATAGGCGTATGACGCTGCTAAATACCAAGAAATTGTTGTATTTGGAGACTTTTTAAAGGATTCGCGTGCTTCTGAGTCGTAATTCACTTGTATCTCTCGTCAATCATCTTCCATTTCGACCGAATCTCTCCTGTTTTTGTATATTTGACCTTTTCCAACAGTTTTATAAAGTCTGACCGTAAGTTTTCTGGTACACAGTTTGAGAATTCAGGGCAAGCTGCTAAGAATTCCCTGAAACGTACCTTGTTTTGTGTATTCAGTGGTGGTCTGAGCTTATAAGCGAAAATAAATCGGTGTTCATCAGTCCCGCAATTACAATTGTTCGGTCTTTCGCACTTTAGACAATAGTATTTAGACATTGACATACTACTCTGCTGGCCTAACTTCCATTTTCAATAGCTCTACCCACATATTCACTTGTTCAAGAACCTGTTCTTCCGACTGAACTATGTCAATGCCATTGGCAAAGCGCTGTTTGAAGCCCTTCGGGAACGTCATTGTACAAGGGATATTAAGTGCTTCTGCTGCTACTCCCCCTGCTAAGTCAGTGCCAGTCTGACCACCAGACACGATAGCCTCAATAGGCCAATGCTTGTGTACGAGGCTGAGAACGGTATACACGTACAGATTCACCGAGTATTGCAATTCACCATACTTAGTAAACGTATGCAGCCCATTACCAGCGATATTCAGGCTCTTGGCATTACGCTTTCGCATCTCTCGGTAGAGGGTGCGTGCTGCTTCGGTAATATCGGTGTGATATGGAATAGCTAGGTAGGCGTCACCAGCGGCTTTATGTGTCAATCGTTCGCCTGCTGTACTAAAGTCTACTGCAATTGCTACTGTAAGATCGGCAGAATGAGCGTTGTGGTATGTGCGAGGTGCGTAACTAGATGATTTGTGCTCCTGAACTATCAAAACCCCTCCTTCAAATGTTTCAAAATTTATTAGATATAATATTTGGGAAAAGAAAATACCTGCACATCAGTACAAATGTATTGTAAACACTATTCTAGTGTTTTGAGTTGCTTCCCAACCAGTGACGCTTAGTTTGATTAAGTTTATGGCTTATTGCTGCTGCCAATATTAAAGCTTCTTCCTCGTCTTCACATAAATATCTAGGTGTCATAACCTGAGTGCTCTTTATTTTTGAATAATCAGGCATGTCTACTTCTTTTCCGTACCAGAATGTGTACGCAATAGTCCTTGTCTTTACTAAATACGGCTCCAATTCAGTAAGTTCTTCAGGTGTCGCATTAATAACGATGATAGTTGTAACTGTGCGATTAATCATCGGTCCCTCTCACTCCTGTGACGGCTTTACAAAAGAGAAGTATTTAAATGCTAGCACCGCTAAGAAGCTCCTACAACGAGTCGAGAGGGTTTTAATCGGCATAAATTGACAAAAGAGACACTGTTTTTATGTACAGGTCTCTTGCTCCATTTCAAGAATCAAGCCTTGTATTGCAAATGCTGTATATGTGGGATTGGCTGCGGCGAATTGTTGCAGGGTTAAGCCTGTGATTTCCCTAAAGAAAACAGAATCTTTGCCGATAGCCTTCAGTGCTCTACGTGCGTATTTTAGATTTGAACCCGGATGCCACCATTGGGCCATCCTGAATTGTTTTGCTCTTGCTAGTTTTTTCCAGTGCTCAGAGTCGGCATATTCAATTTTAAAGTTTTGTCTTGCGTGTTCTTGTGAAAGTTGGCGTTGTTTTGAGACTTCTTTACGTTGTTCTTCGGTCATAGGTACAAGCACTAGGGTTCACTCCTTTTCTATTGTTTTCTATATTAAATCCTCCACGACTTTTAAGGTTTGCATCGACATTTAATTAATACTTGTAACGTATACAATTTTAGAAGTACGGTTTAAGTATGCATCAGCCATTTTCTGATGCTGAATTTTCATGTCAATCCACTCTTTAGCTTCTTCTAAAGAGTCTGCTTCACTCGCAAGCTTCCACTCCTCCTCTACAACTTTAGAGCGAGGAATAAATCCGAGGATAGTGTATTTAACTACACGTTCAGGCCAGTGTTTCTCAATGTTAAAGACTGTCTGACCGTAATAGTTTTTCGTCTGCACTACGCGGTAGTTACTCATTCTTCAATCTCCGTACCGAAGCCCATATATTTTGCGTAAAGCTCGTCTAACATAGCCGAAAGGAATTTAGGATTGCTTAGCAGGAAGTGTTCTGCACCTTCTCTGGCTGCTGTAGCCGCGTGCTTGATAGCAATCGCAGGTATGTACAGGAACTCGTCGTCTACAGGCAGATCAACGTAAACGTTTTCCGACATTTCCTTAAATTCACTGAAGCTAACAACGTTATTGGCTTGCATTATGTGTTTCCCCGATGTTCAAAATGGCTTCGCATGTATCTACGTGCAGAAGAAAGCTAAGTTTGTCTCTCTGCTCTTTTGTCAGATGAGAGCGGTATTCATCCCTCACAAGGAGATCGAAAGCATTTCGTGTTGCAATTTCACGATAAAAGTCTTCGACTTCGTTTGAAGAATTCAGCCATTGTACATTTTGCATGATTGGATAGCAACCTATATTTTATGTTTGTGAACAAAAGACGACATTTTTCCTACAAACGGGTAGCAAAAGAGGATGAAATGCCGGTAAATCGTGGGTTTTATGTGGACTGGTAGACATTTAGTAAGCCAAACGTGTTATTAAAAATTGTCGGGCTTTTTCTTGGGACGAAATGTCTACTAGATCAAGGGTTTATCAGATGTATTTGCTCTTCTTGATCTTTCCGCACTTCTTGCATCTTAGGTAGAAATAGTGCCCAATCGGGCAGTCCGAGTAGTCGCTAATTATGCGACCGTGATGGATTACGTCCCATTCATGGTTACACATCCCTAGCAGGGTACGAAGGAGACGGATCACTGAGGCTTCTCCTGTTGTGTACGTATCACTCTAATCTCAGCACCCTTCATTTCTTCCTCTTCAGTACCTTCTTAAGCTCTTTAACTTCTGCCAATACCCGGTCTAAATCCGGGTTTGGCGGCACGCCTGCGGCGCTACTTACCTCGTCCAACGGACGCTTAGCAGCTTCTAACTTTGCTAAGGCACGTACTACCTTCCGTGCCATTGTCTTTTTATCCATCAGACACCCAACCAGATCATCTCATAAGCCGGATCGACGAACTTCACCATGTTATTTTGAACCTGAAGTTGTTTTTTCTTCTTGTTCAATTGGAGCTTAACTACTTTAACAATCCTTTTTGCTTGAGCCTGTTTGAATGTAAAAGCATCGACCGTGAAGAATTTGTGTTGGAAATTGGAAAGTTTCCAACCTTGACGAAACCAAAGAGTGTTATGTAGGTTAACTGCTGTTTGGAATGAAACTACGTCAAACTCAGAACGTCCGTTATAATCCATATCAAAACGTTCAAAGCTGTACTTCTCGTTTAAGGTATAGCCTAGCTCTTCCATGAAACCTAGAAGGCTTTGCAGTTGAACCAAGTAAGTGTCTTGTTGCTCTTCTACTGTCGCTCTGTATTGAACTGATACTGTCTGCATTTAGTTTTCTCCTCTATCGAACTGTTCGCATTTAACTTCTTTAAGTCCTGTAGTCTTATCAGTCCCAATAACACGATAAGTATTAAAAGGAAGATGAGAGCAATTATCACGAAGGTGAATACAGGACAAACAAATCTCGCCTCGTGGATAATGAGTTATACTTTGCAATTAATTTGATTACTGCCTATTGGAATATCAAAAGCTTCTTCGCAAAGCTCTCTGAACGCTTCTTGCTTTTCGAATTGACGTGTAACTGGTATTGATTGAATCTCTTTACTTATTCCGTAATCTTGACCGTGCCCACTACATACACACCTACCGTATTTCTTTCTTTTCCCTCTTAACTTCAATCTTCCGCCTCTTTGACTACTTGAATTCCACAAGCCTTTAGAAAATCAATCGGCGAAGTGTCTCTGTATTCCTTATCGTAGATAACCCGTTTTATACCGGCCTGCTTGATTAAATTTGCACAAGGCTGGCAGGGTGAAAGCGTCACAGTGAGGGTGCTATCTTTCAGGGATACACCAGCACGAGTAGCTTTCATGATTGCATTTGACTCAGCATGTAGAACGTAAGGAAGCGTATTACCGTCAGAGTCTTCGCAAGTATTGTCAAAGCCTGTAGGTGTCCCGTTATACCCGATAAAAATCACATCATCAGGAGTAACAAGGCAAGCCCCTACTTTTTGCCGCTTTGCATGGGAGTTCTCTGCTACTCTCCGTGCAAAATCCATGTAAGTTTCAACTTCTTTGAACTTCATTCTTTCTTCTTCCGTTCGTAGATAACCTTATCACTATGCTTATCAAGAAAGAACATTGTCCAAGCAAAGACACTGACAACAAGAGTGAAGAAACCAAGAAACCCTAACACTAACGCTTTAACAATATCGTCCACGGTCACACGACCATAAAAGACAATAGTGTTGAAGATAATAGTTGCTACACCTGTTAAATACCAAAGCAAACCAAACGTTGTATAAGTCATCTATTAACGCTTCTTTAGATAAGTGAAACCTTTTCGACTATTTGTCCCGCGTGCAGATACGTCGCCACGAGGTTTAATTGTTGCTGTAGTACGAATCAGATATTTACCCTTTCCGTACATCTCATCACAGGCGGCTTGAGCAGCATCACGAGTACGGCAGTGAAAATAAACATGGTCTCCTAGTCCGTCACGAACGAAGAACTTACTTGGTTCGTGAAATTCTTCACCATGAGTATCTTGGAAATTGATACGTGTAGTTTTTACTTCAACCTCTCTCTTTGAAATAGGCATCTTACTTAACTCCACGATTGACAGGAGAAGTAAGGCAACCAATAAGCAGTAACCATCCCCAGCCAGTAGTTACGCCTGTAGCCAACAAATAGATAGCTGCCGAGAAGCACAGCAATGGCGGAACGAACCAAATTATGTCTTTCATCTTATTCACCTGAAAATGTTTCAAAAAAGTTGAGATTTTTCTTACGGGCACGACGAAGCCATTCTTTTTGATGCCTTCAAAAACGCCTTACTTATTAAGACTACCGCGTCTACGCCTCCGTGCTCTACTTGGCTCTTTAGTTGATTAAAACCAAAACAGCAAGCGACTACGTTTCCCGTCACATATCCTTTGTTTGGATCAATTCGATCAATTGTCATATCTGACGGACGCTGCTTACCCTCCCCAGCCTTCGTTAGCTTCACACCTGTGTAGTAACAGTGTTTTGCTTTCAGGAGGTTCTTCATCGATTGGAAAGTCATCTTGAACTCAATACCACGAGCTTTAGCGTTATCTGCCTTTGACCGTAGCTTGTTTGCAACATAGAGATCGAATTCGTAGTCTGCTGTAGCCATTACCGATTATCCTTTACTTCAAAATCACGAATAAATTGTTCGAATAATTCGCTGTCGTAGCCGAGAATTGTAGTGAAGTTAAGCTTTAATGTCCATAGGAAAATTAAAAAAATTATCCATCCAATCATTTTTCTCCGAGCCTAGTAATTTCTGCAACGTTATTTTCATGTAAAACGTTAACTTTAACGCCTATTTGACTTGACACATATTCTTGCTTAGTGTACCAAATACCGTCTTTTGCCTGTAAATAGCACTCAAAGTAACGATAACGCCAAAAAGAAAATTCTTTGGCTTGGGCGTAGGACGAACAGCCGTAATACCCTATTGGGTATGTGAGGCACCACGCCACGATTCCCAGCAGAGCAGGAATTAGAAGCCCTTTGCCTAGCGTGAATAGCCCATGAATTACGTTATCCAGCATTACCCTTTACCAATCGAGAAGCCTGCACCGTCTGCACAGCTAATCTTATAGTATCCAGTGCCTGTGATAAGTGCCTCCCTTAGTCCGCCATTTCGCTCACATTTCGTAGATACTTTTACTATATCGTCTGGACGGATCGTATAGTTAGATAGCCCTAACGCTATGCCTACAGCAATGATCGCACCTATCAGTAAACCAGAAATAAAATCTTCCATATCGCTCCTTAAAACACTTCTGTTACACAATGTTCAGCCGACATACCTTCTTCAAAGCAGATATATATTTCGCTTTCAAACTTAGCTACTTGACTTTGACTATACCCGAGGAGCACAGCAAGAGATAAAACTTCGCTATAGAACTGTCCAAACTTCATATTAATACTTCGCACTAAGTTGACCTTCGAACAATTCCAGTGTCGAAGCATCATCTACCACAAAATCCTCAAGAAGAGCGTACATTATATTAGTGATTTGGCGTGTTCTGCCGATCCCTTTAACGCTTCCCGCCATAGCATACAAAACATCAACCTCTTCTTGAGACTCAAGAGTAATAGTTACGGGCGTAAACTCTTTCTTACCAGAAATTACTTGCATTCCAACTCCTCATAGAAAAATCAAAGCAACGGGGCTAGTATCAGGCTCTTTATTGTCAAATACCGTTTCCATATCTGAACATATATATACTAAATCTGCACCACGAACAGTATCGTAGCCATTACCCTCTGCATCTTTCGCAGAGACTACTTCAATATCACCTTCCTTCAGTAGAACAACTAGAAGATGACCGATTAGCTCGTTAATTTTCACTCTATAGTCTCCTTACCCTCCTGCTTATCAAGAATCCTCTTCACCAGCACATCACGGCTCCGATGAGTACCGCAATCTAACTCTTGGGCTGTCTCCTTCAACTTCTCCCACTCCATACCCTCTAATTCCTCTTTAGTGAAGCGTTTGATTAGCTCCACGTAGCAAACCAAGGCAGAACCATTTCGACGCGGGTAATGTGTTGGGGAGAAATCTACGCTGTACCCTTCAGCTACAGCTTCTAGAATTTGCTCTACAAATACATGCACATGGTTCGTGCTAATCATCTTCTTCATACGCTCACCTTCTTCTTAAAATTGTTACTTACAAGCCCATACACTACAAACAAAGGCCAAAACAGGGAAACAAACGCGGTAGCAGTTTGATAAAACCTTGGACACTCTTCATAGTCCATGATCTTTTCAAACTTAATTCGACCAATCACGTCGAAATAGAAGCCGCTACCACACATCAAATATACCAACACTGCAAAAGCACCAATAATAATCAAGCCGATACTACCTCCAATTCCTTCAAAATCTTTTCTGCCTCTGTTACTAAGGCATTCGCCATTTCATACAACGCTGGATCACCTTCTTTTAGCACTTCTAGAAGTGCTCGCTTTTCAGGGATATACACACGAGCAAACTCCAAATCATTAGTCAGGATATCTTTCGTATTAGAAATTAAATCTGCGAGCTTAATCGTCTTAGCATCGGGGCTTGCGTTAGCTGTGTGCTCACGGTCAATCCCTTTACGTGTTGCTCGATTCCCATCTTCAGGCTTCGAAACGTCCGTAAGGTCAGCTACCAGACTGGCTACATACGGCCCAAATTGCTCTTCAATTGTAGAAATATTTACCTGAGTATCTTCAACCACATCATGCAAGAATGCAGCACATAACATGCCTGCGTTGCTTCCGCTTGAATGCTCATACACGATCTGAGCCACCTCCCAAGGATGCAGCCAATATGGTTCACCTGAGTATTTGCGTACCTGTCCTATTGCGCTATGAGCCGCGATACAGAAGGCTTGAGCCTTCGTTAACATGCTCACCATTTCAATTCCAAATCCCTGCATACTCTCCCCTGTTACCGTATTATTCAAAATTGTAGACATTTTGTTTACTCCCAAAGAGATATTAGAATACCACGCATTTCAGATAATGCAAGCTGTTTCTAGTAAAATATTCAGGCTTTTTATCGTTTCATGGTTGACAGTTGGTAACTCAACTGTATCATAGGTAGATTCTATCGAAGAAAAGGCCGACTTTTTGCAGAAATTCTCATTTAGTAGGCTTACACATGAAATTATTTCCTATATACATATGAAATCTTTTCCGGTGTACACATGAAAAATTTACATAATAGTAATACAGACATATTTATACAGATAGTAATACAGATTTTAAGAGCTTTAAGAGCAAGAGCGTTTTGGATTGGTATAAACAAATGTCTGATTTGGTATGAATCCTGATCGGATCGGTTTTGGTATGAGTCCGTAGGACTGTAAGAGAGACATGCACATATGAAATATTTTCGTATGTACAAATGAGGAGAGTATGAGCGAACGGTTTATGCAGTACCCATACAGTCTTGCGAAGGCTGGTGGTTTCGTATCGACGGTGACAGGAGAGTTTGTAAAGCTAAACAACAACGAAAAGCTTGTTTATGTGTTTATGAAGAGTCGTAACAGATTCTTCACCATTGAAAAGGGCTGGAAGCACCGAGACAAACAGCAAGATATAGCGGATGCCTTACGACTAGACATACGCTCTATCGCTACCATGATGAAAAAACTAATAGCCCACGGTGTTGTGACAGGAGAGAAGCAGAAATACAGCAATTACTACCATTGGGTATACACAGATGTAGCAGATTTAAAGTTGTGGGAAGAAATCGACGGTAAACACGTTTTGATTGATGAAGCGGTACGTTCGGACGACTCTGAAGAGATCGTCGAGAATACCCCTCAAAAACCCACTATAAAGAACGATTTCATTCTAAGCAGAAGGGCAACGGCTGAAGAACTAAATCAACTGCCGTTCTAAAAGGAAGTTTTATGCAAGTCGAAGTCTATGCAGGTTTGTATTCTGAAGCCCTACTGAGACAGCACCCCGATAAGCTATTTGTGTTCGGAGATAACCTGAAACGTTATGGAAAGAGAGGACAAGCTGTTATCAGGGACGTACCTAACGCTTTCGGTGTACCTACCAAACGACACCCTTCTATAGCTCCTTGGGCCTTCTTCTCAGATAAAGACTCTGAAAAAGAAGAAGTACTGAAGGTACTCAGGAAGCTTTACATGCAGCGCCTAGATCGTGTGATTGTATTCCCTTCTGCGGGAATTGGAACCGGACTAGCGATGATGCAAGAAAAATCTCCGCACATATGGGAGATTATGAACAAGGTATTAAAAGACCACTTCGGATTTATTAATGGAGCGTAAATGAAAATAAGCTATCAACCAATACCAACACCCTCCCCTGTCTATGGGGAGTTGCTTATTCAGTATAGGGCCTTGTGGAGCCTGTATCAGTCCACTCGCTTTCAGTTGCAGTATGCAAAAGATAAAAATGCTGAGTTGCAACGGGAGATATCATTACAAAACACTGCCCAACTTGAGGCACTGTATGAGACGAACCAGCAGCTAACTAACGAATTAGAGGAGTTGGAGTACAGAATGAGTAGTTTGGAAAATCGTCGTTAAAGCTGTAGAGTGGGCAAAAAAAAGTTTGACAAAAGCATAAATATCTGATTACAAGTATTGACAATTTGGAAAAACGTGGTATAATAGGTGCATGTTTTGAAAGAGAGGAGATCGGTGTGATTTACTAAGTAACGTTGTTCGTTATGAGTAATTCATTTTCTAACAATAAGAAGGCTTGGATTCCTGATCCATAAAGCCCATAAGATATTATCATAATGGAACAACTTACCTACTGTGAAGATTGCGGTGAACTAATCTGCGAATGTAATCAAGACATTCTCTTTCTCCTAGCAGATGATGAAAGCGAAGATTTCAAATTCGAATATGCTTTTGAGTCTCTAACTGAAAAAGTTAGCGCTTTTAAGAGAAATAACCCATAAAATTATTAAAAAGTCAATTATAAGTATTGACAATTTCGACTTTTCGTGCTATAATGGTTCTCTGATTTAAAATAATGTTTCCTCCCTCCCGCACTAATAAGAAGAAATTCAAGCAAATGTGCGTAACACTCTAACCGAGTGTGTCTTTGTAAACTTGTGTCTCCTCCTCCTCTTCCATGAGTTTACATTATAGGCTGCTAAGTTCCCTCCTTGCTTAGTAGCCTTATTTTTATTTCGAATGTTTATTCAGGGAGTAAGCATCCAAAATAAAAACAATAATGAGGAATGACATGGCTGCTAAGAAAGGCTCTGTTAATAATCCCAAAGGTGCTCCCCCCGGCCCTCGGCTTAAAAAGTCAAAGTTGCGAAAGACTGAAGAAAAACTTCTACTCTTGCAAGATCAAGCATTTAAGAATATTTCAGATAGCGTTAACGGAATATCAGTCGATAAAGAAATACTCTCCTCCTCTAAATGGACTGTGAATACGCTCGTTACTGTTTCTCGTGCTGCTCTTACTGAAGAGGCAACACTTAATGAATTGCGTCTGATGGTGAAAGGCGAAGAGCCTCCTGCCCCGGATGCTGATGAAGATAAACAGGAAGTTGTGCCGCGATTCTCCTTAGATTATCTACCAACTAAAGCGGACCTAGAACGTCCTAATTAATAAAAACTAAAAGGGGCGATTGTGAATCAACAAGAGTTAGCTCAATACATTTTAAAGGTCGGCTTACCTGCTGCCCTACGCACTGGCAAAGTTGCTGAAAGTATTAATCAGCTTGAACCCGGCATGAAAACAAACATGCTGACTAAGAATTTGTTCGGTCGCTATTCAACTACGACACTAACAACAGACATGACAACAAACATTGTTATGGAGTTAGAATCGGATTTCATCGGTTTTCGTATCGGTGTTCATAACGCTTCCGACAAACCTGTTGCTGGTGTTAAAGCTTGTGTAAGTGTCCGTGATAAATTGGACTATAACCGCGATGATGCTGTTTGGGCTGGTGAATTTTCCCTCTCGGGTAGTACATGGGTTGATTGCACATTTAACGGTACAACGTCAGTAACCCTTCCTGCCAGACTCGGAGAAGAGAGAACTTCAATTACTTGGTCTGACGTTATACCTGTAGAAAGCTTGGCTCGTACTGACGGCGGTAAGCGTCCTGTCATTATGATCCGTATTGAACAGCCTACAGGCTCAGTAATGAGCTTCCCGGCAAACGGTTCTTCAAACTGGCGAGCTACAGACGCTCCGAGATACTTCAAGACTTCGAAGCAAGAAATTCTCGGAGTGACCAATAAAGCTGCATTCAACAAGACAGCTAACACAGAAGCTCAGACGCACGTACCAGCCGTACAGTACTTTTCGAAGAAAGCTGGTCAACAGTTGTTGATTTCTGGGGATTCGATTTCTGAAGGGATTCAAGCTCGTCCACTGTGTTACGCAGCTTCTCAAATCGTGGCTCTCGAAAATAGCACTCCCGATAGCCCTATCGACTATTTTAACGGTGCTCTGCACGCTCAAGTGCCTCTGACCTACGCTCCACGTATCAAAGATATGCTGGATGTGGTTCGGCCTACGAAGGTAATCTACTGTCCTTGGTCCCCTAATGACGTAGCGGCAGGTGGGATCACGGATGACGCTCTAAATCGTGCAAGAAACGCTTTAGCTAACGTTTTGGAGTACATTAGAGCTTACGGTAAGCCTGTAGAGTTGCTTTTGACTCAAGGCATCCCATGCACCACTACACGTAACAACATGGGAGCTAATGACGCTAAGCGGACTGCTTTCAATGCAATGTGTGACGGCATGACAGGAGTAACGCCTGTTGTCGGGTATGCAGATTCTATTAGCGGTGCGATGAACGCTGACGGTCAAATCATCCCTATGGATGGGACTATCTCAAGCGATAACGCTCACCCTAGTCCTTTTGGTTACTCGCTCATGGCAAAGCAAGTAGCTAAAGTTCTAATCAAGTAGTTGTTAATTAGAGAGCATTAGAAATAGTGCTCTTTGTAATAACAATTTATTGGCATAAAGCAAACAAGGTGTATGCGGCTGACTGTTAATCAGCATAGAGTCTGGTTCGATTCCAGATATGCCAGCCAATTTGGATGTTTAGTCTAGCGGCGATGACAACCGGCTGTAACCCGGTACTTTGATACACCCTTGGTTCGAGTCCAAGAACATCCACCAATATATGTCTCAGTAGCTCAATTGGCAGAGCGTCGGTCTCCAAAACCGAAGGTTGTAAGTTCGACTCTTACCTGATTCGCCAACATGGAGACGTGGCAGAGCGGTTTAATGCAGTGGCTTTGAACCCCACCGAGTGTAAAAGCTCCCTTCGTTCGAATCGAAGCGTCTCCGCCAAAATTGGAATAATCCGAGGATACCTCAGCGTAGTCTGTCCCACGAGACTGTGAATCGACAAGAGACAGTATTCCAAACCAATTTATAATAACAATAATAATAAAAATATATGACCGAAGAAAATAAAAAACTTCCCGGTCCCTGTTCTGATCGTCAGTTAATGTACATGACTTCTGAAGCTGATGTTACGCTTTTTGGCGGTGCGGCAGGTTCCGGTAAGTCTGAAATTGGCGTTATCGATTTTCT